CCTCATTGACTTTGTAGGACAACTTGCTCTTACGGGCGCAGGAAACCACCAAGCAAACTTCTGGCTTGTTAAAAACGGCGCAACCCAAGTATCAACAGCGTTTGACTCTGTTGTTTCATCTACCACTCCAACACTTACTGGTTGGACATGGCAGGTTAACGCAACTGCTAACGACTATTATGAAGTATTCTGGAACGGCGACAGCACCAACCTCTACCTTAACGCTGTATCAGCCGCATCTCCAGTTCCACAGGCAGCGGGCGCAGTTATCCGCATGTCCCAGATTAACTACCAAGGTATTCAGGGAACAGTTGGATTACAGGGAGCACAAGGTACGCAAGGAATTCAAGGCACCCAGGGAATCCAGGGTGTACAAGGAATCCAGGGTGTACAAGGAACACAAGGTATCCAAGTTCAAGGTACTCAAGGTATTCAAGGCGTACAAGGCGTTCAGGGTACTCAAGGCATCCAAGTACAAGGTACTCAAGGTGTCCAAGGAAACCAAGGAACCACAGGTATCCAGGGAACTACTGGCACTCAAGGTCTTACTGGTACACAAGGTGCGGTAGGAACTCAGGGAGCAACTGGTACACAAGGATTTACAGGAAGCCAAGGAATCACGGGTACCCAAGGACTTACAGGAACGCAAGGAACACAGGGTGTTCAGGGTGTTCAGGGCGTTCAAGGACCTCAAGGTACGCAAGGTGTTCAGGGTAACCAAGGAGTTCAGGGACCACAAGGAACTACTGGTATTCAAGGTCTACAAGGTCTGCAGGGAACTCAAGGATTTACTGGCGCACAAGGAACTACAGGTACCCAAGGTACAACTGGAACTCAAGGTTTTACTGGTACTCAGGGCGCTGTAGGTTCACAAGGAACCACTGGTTCACAAGGTGCACAGGGTACGCAAGGTTTACAAGGCACTCAAGGTACTCAAGGTACTCAAGGTCTGCAGGGTGTTGCGGGTGACCACTACAGCACTTCCTCTACTACTTCCTTTACCCTCAGCTCTAGTGGTACAACAACAATCACTATTGCTCAAAACTATCAGTACTCCACAGGCCAAAACATTGTGGTTGCTTACGACGCAACACATATTGTTTACGGAACTGTTACCTCCTACACGCCATCTACAGGCTCATTAACATTTAGCAATGACCGTATCGTCGGTACTGGAACATTTGCTACATGGTCAGTTAACCTTGACGGCGCTGTCGGTATCCAGGGTGTTGTTGGTCCACAAGGTACAACAGGTGCACAAGGCACCACAGGTACTCAGGGAACTACAGGTACTCAGGGTCTTACTGGACTACAGGGACTTACAGGCTCACAAGGTACGACAGGCACACAAGGTGCTACGGGTGCTCAAGGAATTGTTGGTTCTCAAGGAACTACGGGTACTCAAGGAACCACAGGTTTGCAGGGTACCCAGGGAATCCAAGTACAAGGTACAACAGGTTCTCAAGGTACAACTGGTACGCAAGGACTTCAAGGTATCCAGGGAACCATTGCTCCAGACTTTACAGTAATGACCTTACTGTTTAACGGTTTCTAGCGAACCCAGCACATCCCCACGTCTGCGGTTGGTCGGAGCCCTGCAACCTTCCAGCCGCCGTCTTCCCACTCCGCTTTATTAAACGTCACCCAGTCACAAAGATGAAAAGCAATCGGAAACCACTCTGTGGGCTCTTCAAGGTGGTTGACAATAAACTGTGGTGCTACCTCTGTATAACCTAAGGAAGCCAGATACTCTAATTGGTCACAGTGCTCAGGCAAGGTAGCCTCAGTCCATTCAAACGTCAGCATCCCGTGCTTTTGTGTCATCCCTTTAAATACAAGCCACTCCCCACCCTCAACGTCAATCTTCATTAGGTCGGGCTCCCCGTACAAATCAACCAAGTGCTCAATGGTAACTGTCTTGGCAGTAATTGTTCGGTACTCTTTGCCGTTATATGGCATGTTTGGGTTGGTCAGCCATTGCTTATCTAATGTAGATAGCCCATCTTCTACGCACTCATAGAACTCAACAACGTTTCCAGTTGTGTCAGATACCGCGTAGCACAGTGGAACAACGGCTGGGTTATATATAAAGTTAGAGACCAAAGATTTAAAAACTCTTGGGGCCGCTTCTACAGCAATAATTTTGTCAAACCCCTTGTTAAGTCCAGCAGCTACAGCGTCGCCTCTATTAGCGCCAATATCAAACAGTAGCATCTACGCCAACTCTCTTAAGATTTTCAATAACTGACGCACGGTAATCGTCAGGTAAATCGCTGTCTAACAAAACCTTGAACAACGCTTTAGACTCCTCAGCACGACCAATCCACCATCCAGCTACAGCCATTTCAAATATAAGCCCTATAGAACCAGGATAATCAAGAAGAGGGTTAGGTGCATCTGGTACAAGGTCTAACCCCAGCGATGCCCATGTGTAGCACTCTTGCCAGTTGCTTTGGCGTTCATAGAATCTAGACATAAGGAAGTACGCCTCGGGCCGTGTTTTATCTACGGTCAACGCTTGAAGTATGCAGTTACTAACTGAATGTATGCGGTCGTTTTGACTCTCAAAGCAAATAGACATTCGCAGTAACGACTCGTACGCCAAGCTGGGGTGAGTAAGAAACCCGTACTCAGCGGTCCTTAAGTAAAAAGAAACTGCTGAGGCGCTTTGTAGCAAACTGTCGTACCTCTTGGCACAAGCAAAGTTAAGCTCTGGATTAAACGGGTCATTAGATAGGGCTACTACCAGTTCTTCAATTCCCATAAGACAACGCCTCCAAAATCATATCTTCAACAACGGCTCGAGGTGTACGCAGTACAAACGCCGCATTGTCTTGAAATCCAAAGCTAATAAGCAAGTCACCATTATGTATAGCGGCACCTGCAGCAAACTCAATACGGGCATCTAGGAAGGAGAACGGCTCAGGGCTAAGTCCTACTAAGTTGAACTGGTCATCCCAGATACAAAGGCGATGGCGGTAGATGCCGTCTTTTTGACCTAAGTAATTTTTGAATAGGTTAACCTCGTGTGTGAGAGCAATGTACATGCTGCCCCACTTAATAACTTGAGAACCTCCGCGCTGGTCAGCATTTACAGAAAGCCCAGACTCTAATGAAACTTGTACACAGCCTGGTTGCAGTGGGTCAGCCTTAACTACCTCAGTAGGAGATGTCCACTTAACGAACTGGTACTCGCGGTCAAGAATAGGCATCCAGTTTTTCTCGCAATAGGATTTGTTATCCCCTGGGGCGGGGACACGGACTCGTGACACTTCTTTAGCTGTCCAAGCGTTCTTATCCAGCTCAATCTTAGAAAGCTCCATGCGACCCTCACCGTGAGTAGTTGTATCACGGCGCACGCCAATCGCGTAGTAGTCGCCATCCCATTGAACAAGGCGACAATCTTCTTCGCCCGTAAACTCCCAAAGCGGAGCAACGTCTAGTTTAGAGGTGTCTATTAAAGCGTGGTCAGTTAGTTCAAGGTCGGCGTTAAGGCGACAGATGTAATTAGTAGTTGCCAGCCGCTGGTCTTTTTCTGGATGCAGGTAGGACAGGGGGCCCCAGCGGCTAGGGAAGTGCTGCGTGTTTTCAGAATGGTAGAGGGTGTAGTTAACATGGCGAAGGTTGACTAAAATATCTCCATCGTCATCTACAAAGACTGATGGGTTCATTAAGCCCGTCATAGACGTAAGGCCTTGCGAGATAACTATGGGGGCCAGTTTGCCGCCGTTGGCAACAGCTCGCTGGACAAGATTCATATGCACAGTGTATCAGGAACAAATGCCGTACCCTTAAAGCTATGCGTAGCTACCAGCCTGGCGGTCGATTTGACGCCAACTATGAGACCGATGCCATCCTTGACGGTATTGAGGCTGACCTCACCATACCTGTAGGAAGCTCGGTTGAGTGGTGGGTATACGACCCAACAACAACGCAGCTAGACGACATCTACGATGTTGGTAGCGTTTCAGGTGGTCGCAGATGGCGCGGACCGTTTCATCTCCCTGTCATTAGAGCGGTCATCAATCAAGGCAATGTTCCGCAGGATGTCAAGGGCTTCTACAACTCAGATACGATTCATTTTACGATTGACGCTACTGACGTCGAGTCCATCGTCCCTGGGGTTCTCGGCAACCCTGACCTCCAAAACCGCGGCCGCATGATTTGGCTAGGCGAAGTATTCCGCCCATACGGCGTACAGCAGGCAGGAATTATTGCCGATAGGTTTACCCTTTTACTCGTTGACTGCGTTCAGGTCATGCCTGAAGAAATGGTTAATGACCCACAGTTTGCCGCTTACGCTTCTGGCGTACCTGATATGTTTGACCAGTAATTATGCCGTTCAAGTCTAGGCAACAAGAAAAGTGGATGTGGGCAACCCATCCTCAGATGGCAAAGCAGTGGGAAGAACACACCCCTAAAGATAAACCCCTCCCCAAGAAAGTGAGCAAGACGAATGGCAGCAAAAAAGCCAAAGCTCGGAAGCGGCGCACGCTTCGCAGCAATTGAAGAAAAGGCTAAGAAGTCTGGCGCCAAGAACCCTGCGGCTGTAGCTGCAGCGGCTGGCGACAAGAAGTACGGAAAAGAAAAGATGGCCAAAATGGCCGCTAAGGGTAAGGCGAAAGGTAAAAAGTAATGACTGACGAAACAACACCAGTAGCAGTAGATGCTACAGATGCAGCTTCTGCTGTAGAAGAGACCGCACCTGTTGAGGCACCTGTTGCCGATGACGCTGCGCCAGTAGACGCCCCTGCAGATGACTCAGCTCCTGTAGCTGATGACTCAACAGATTCAGCCGACGACTCAGAAGATGACTCAGCTGACGACTCAGATGACGACTGTGATTGCGATGGAGATTGCGATTGCGACGATGCTGATGAGGATGAAGATTCAGACGAGGACGCCGAATAATGTGCGCTACCTGCGGCTGTGGTAAGCCAAAAGACAAGCACGGTCAAAAGACTCTTGCTGCTGCCAACAAGAAGTTTGCCAAGAAGGCAGCTCCTACCCCTGCTAAAAAAGCTAGCATGAACCGTAAGAAGGGCATGTAATGGCTCACAACGACAAGAAGTTTGAAAAAGGCATGGACAAAAACGAGCGCAAAACCTTTGAAGCTCAAGATGAAAAGAACGACGCGACACTAGCCGCCAAGATTAAGAAAGCAGCTAAGTCCCGTAAAGCAGCAGCTCCTAAGCCAAAGCCAGAAGAGAAAAAAACAGCCGCTAAGAAAGCAGCTAAAAAGAAGTAATGACTAAGCCCCCCGCAAGGGGGCTTTTTCATTTATCCTTAAAGAGTAGTCCCGTGCGGGCCTATGGCTTCACCCCTTGCGAACACCCTGCTCACCTAGGAGTTACGATGGCTAATATCGTTAATGGCACACCCGAAGAGTTTGAAAAAAGCATCTTCCAGAACCTGCCTGACGCAAGAGATAATCGTAATAACTGGCTTATGGTGACAGCGGCAGTTCTCTTGGGGAAAAAAAGCGCTAAGTGAGCCCATTCTCAAATAACATAGACATTACCGCTAAGGAAGTAGCTTCAACCCTTACGGGTCTTTTCCGTACCCATGCAACTTCAATGGGCTGGCCTTCAGAATCAGCTCGACAGGTTCATGTTCGGTATAAAGAGGGAAACTTAGACTACGACGTAAACACTCCTGCTATTAAAGAAGTTGATGACCTAGAGTACGGCTCCCTAGGAAACCCACCACTTCCCGCTATGCGCACCTTTAAGGCAACCGCAGACTCAATCGTTAGCGATGTAATGGGCGATGCTTGGAGCACCTACCTCTTCGGAGATGGGAACCTCTAATGTTTATCCTACGTGAAGACGCTGCTCTCAAAGCCTGGATTCAAGGGCTAACCGTATCTGACGGCAAGAGCTCTATGCGTCCTGTTCAGGTCTGGTTCACCATGCCAGATATTGAAGTCCGTAGCCAGACCTACCCTTTTATTACCATTGACCTTGTAGATATCCGTCAAGCAACTGACCGTCAAATGACAGGTAACCTCTACGACAACGATAAGAACGGCGCAGTGGCTCCTGAGACAGGCGTTATTTACAGCTACGAGTACCCAGTTACTTATGACCTTTACTATCAAATCACTACTTACGCACGTCATCCTCGCCATGACCGCGCAATCCTTAATGCTTTTATGAAGTTCCTAACACCAGGAAAATATGGTCATCTGCCTCTTCCGAACGAATATGGCACAGACAACACCAATACAACTTACGAGTGGCGCCACATGTTTGTGGAAGGCTTCGCTAAGCGCGACACCATTGAAGAAGGTCGTCGCTTGTTTAGAAACACCATAACTGTCCGCGTGCTAACTGAGCTTACTCAGGAAGCTGCAAACAACGCTCTGTACAACGTACAGGAAGTGGACATCACGACAACCCCATCGAACATCCCGTCCGACTACATCCCCGTCCAATAATAGGCCCCACAAGAAAACCCAACTAAGGAGATAAAATGGCAGTTTACCAACGGCCAGGTGTCTACGTTCAAGAAGTATTGAACGCAGTTCCACCTTCAGCTGGAGCTACCACAACGACTTACGGTGCCTTCCTTGGCGCTATCAATCGTGGTCCGCTCACACCAACAGTAATTTCTCGCTGGTCAGATTTCGTAAACCTTTACGGAAACTGGGCATCAGATTCAACCGACACCCTTCGCATGGCAGTGCGCTCATTCCTCATTGACAACAATGGCGGAACTTGCGTTGTCCAGCGCGTATTGGGTTCAGGTGCAGTAGCAGCTAACTTGTCAGTTTATGACAGCTCAGGAACCAACGGAGCAGCTGGTACAACTACAACCCTTACCATCACAGCAGCTAACCCAGGTGCATGGGGTAACAATGTCTACGTAGATATTGTTAAGCCGACACCTACAGCAGCAACCTTTACCCTCGTAGTTCACTATGGTGGTTCAACCTCTTCTCAGATTGTAGAGACCTGGCCTGACCTTTCAATGTCAGTATCAGATTCTCGTTATGCTTTGAAGATTGTTAACAGCGGTTCTAAGTATGTTACTTTAACCAACCTTAACGACAACGCGTCCTCTCCAGCAAACGTACCTGCAACTATCAACGGAGCACCTTTGTCAAGTGGTGCAGACGCAACAGGTGGTCAAGCTGAAGCTGACATTGTTGCAGCTGTTTCAGCGTTTGATGCTGTTCAGAACTCTTTGGTTCTTAATGCCCCAGGAGTTGTTGGAGCTACAAACGTTAACGCTTTGCTTACATATGCAGCAGCTCGTACTGACGTGTTTGTAGTAATTGACCCAATTGTTGACACCGTTGCTAATCAGCTGACTCGTGCAGCTGCCTACACCGCCTCTTCATTTGGAGCTGTCTACTACCCTCAAATCGTAATCGCAGACCCAACAACAACCTCTCCAGGAGTAACTCGTTCTATCAATCCTGGCGGAGCAGTAGTTGCCCAGTACTTGGTTACAGATGCTATCGCTGGCCCTTACAAGGCTCCAGCTGGTATCAAGACCCGCATCGGCGGCGCAGTATCAGTGTTAGCAATCTCTAACTCTGACCTTGATTCTATGAACAGCGCAGCAGCCCCAGTCAACGCTATCCGTTATGTAAACGGCGCTGGCATTGTCATCATGGGTGCTCGTACCCTCAAGCAGGGATACGTTGACCGCTACGTTCCAGTACGTCGTTCTCTTATCTACTTGGAGAAGACCCTTACTGACATTACCCGCTTTGCTATCTTTGAGCCAAACGATGCTCGTTTGTATCGTCAGCTCAAGGCAACTGTAGGTAACTTCCTCACAGACTACTGGCGTCAGGGTGGCCTTCGTGGTACATCAGCTGCTGAAGCCTTCTACGTAATCTGTGACAGCACTAACAACACCATCACTTCAATCGATAACGGCGAAGTCCACATCGATGTTGGTGTTTCACTACAGCGCCCATCAGAGTTTGTCGTCATTCGCATTGCGCAATTTGACGGCGGCGTAACAGTCACCACAGCATAAGGAGATAGAAAACAATGGCATCAGCAGATATCACTAAAGATGTTACGCGGTGGGGCTCGTACGCAACAGACCCATTACGTAACTTCCGATTCTACGTTGAGTTCTTGCCTGCTTCAAACGGCGGCACTTACTTCAACTCACAGACCACAGCAGCTACAACAGGCTTCTCAGGAGGCTTTACTAGCGTCTCTGGTCTAACTATCAATACCTCGTCAATCGCTTACCGTGAAGGTGGTTACAACACCACTGTTCACCAGATTCCAGGTATGACTACCTTCAACCCTATCGTGCTTAGCCGCGGTATGGTCTACGGCCAAGACCAAGCAATCACCTGGATGCGTGCGCTTTTCTCAGCGACATCTGGCGGCGGCTTGTCTATCGGTTCAGGTAAGGACTTCCGTCTTGACTTGAACATCTACGTCAATGACCACCCAGCATCAGCGTCTGCACCAACACCTGGAGGAACTGGCTCTAACACTCCTCGCGTTATGTTCCGTGTACACAATGCTTGGATTTCATCATTGACCTACAACGACCTTAACGGTACTGACAACAACATCTTGTTTGAGGGCATGTCTCTCGTACACGAAGGCTTGTCTGTCTTCTACACCGATTCAAACGGTGACCCAGTAACAGGTCAAACAGCAGTAGCCGTACCCACCTCAGTAACACTTTCCTAATAGGTAACAAGGAGCAAAACTCGTGACACAAATTACAGACGCAGCAACAATTAACCGCTTGTCTGAACAGATTGGCTTAGAGTCCCCAGCGGCCCCAGTAGCAGTAGCTACTGAGGCTCCTGCGGATAACCGAGTCTTTCTTCCAGGTGGGTACGTTAAAGCTGATGGCACATTAGTCAAGTACGTAGAGGTACGTGAGCTAAATGGTTTAGATGAAGAGGCTATTGCCAAATCGGGCGGAACCGCTAAAGCTCTTTTAACAATCTTGTCTCGTGGCCTTGTCGCCATTGACGGAGAGCGTCCTACCAAAGAGGACTTGGAAGCTCTTCTATCTGGCGACAGGGACGCAATCATGCTGGGTATCCGAAAGGTTACTTTTGGAAACACGGCAGATATGCGCTTCTACTGCCCAACTTGCAACGACCAACGTGTCTTTAAAGTTGATTTGGCAGCAGACGTAGAGATTAAGGAACTGGAGAACCCAGTAGAAGACCGCTCATGGATTAAAACCATTAAGCAGGGAGATGTTCGACTAGCTCTGCCTACTGGTGTTACCCAGCGCAAGGTAATGGAAGCAACCGACAAGACAACAGCAGAGCTCAACACTCTCATCTTGTCAGGCTGTGTTCTATCTGTTAACGGACTTCCTACAACTCCAGCAACTGTATTGAACTTAGGAATTGCAGACCGTGATGCTCTTATCGTAGACATCATGGAACGTAATCCAGGACCTCGCCTCATGGAGGTGACAAAGGCCTGTGAGGCATGTGGAAACGACGTAGAACTTCCACTCAGCCTGGCCGCTTTGTTTCGACTATAACGAGTCGGATTACGAAGCACTGTTAGACCAGTACGAATGGCTAACAAGGGCGTTTGGCGGATGGACACTTAGCGATATACGCGAGATGTCATTCAGAGAACGCAAGAATTGGATTGAGCGCTCTAATAGATACAGAGGACACTGATGGCAAAGATGGACAGCTTAGTCGCTAATATGCGACAGTTTAGTGAATACACTAAACAAGCTGAAGCCGCCATTGCCAAAATGGTCCGTGAAATGGGTGCTGCCTCTGGAGCTGGTGGCTCTGGTGGCGGTAACAACGGCGCAGTTCCTGAAGGTTCCGTAGCTGCGTCTCCAAGTTTTTCAACGTCATCGGCGGCAGCAACTGTACTTCGAGGTATGGGTGGCGTTGCTATGTCCTTGCCTGCGGTTGCCTCAGCCGCTCTTGGTAGCCCTGCAGAAATTGCTGCCTACCAGCTTAGTACTTCTCGCGCTGGATTCTTTTCTGGTCAGTCGTATGCAACTACCGCATCTCAACAGATGGGTATGTCTCAGCTAGGTACCGCAACTAGCAAGACTGACGCTATTGGTGCACAGGCAGCACTTCAAGCTGGTGGCGTATACAACATCGGCCAGGTAGGCGGCGGCGTTGCCTCGCTTTCTAACTACGCACCTCAACTAGGTTTAACTGGAACAGCTGCTGCCACCGCAACTTTAAACCAAGGCAAGTCTGTCAATATGTTTAACATGCTAGGTATTAGCGCCCGCGGTGCTAACGGCATGGCTCTTGACCCTAATACTTTGGTCAATGAGTTTGTACAAAAGATTTTTGATGCTACGCCTCCTTTAAAGAATGGCTCAAGCACAGAAGCGATGGCTTACCTCATGGGCGCATTACAGCCAGGTAACCAGCTTTACATGATGCTTCAGACATACTTCCAAGACGATAATATGCGTAACCTCGTCATAACCAAGTTGTTTGCTAAAGCAAAAGGCCTGCCTGCCAACGCAACTAAAGACCAGCTAAGTAAAGCTGGCATAACTACAAAGACCACAGGCTTGATGAGCAACTACAACGCAGCTCAGCTTGGTCTGACGCAAGCTACAACAAATGGAATTCTTGGCGGAACAGATACCGCTCTTAGCCAGCTTACGACAGCAACCAACGATTTTGCTGGAGCAGCTAAGCATCTCAATGGCCTTCTATCTGCTTACGGTTATGGCAGCACCATGCTGGGCGGATTTAACGGCGCCGTAGCTTTGCTTGCCTCTTCTATTGCTGGAAACATTCTTGGTCCAGTCCTTGCACTTCTTGGTGGAGGTAAGGGAGGCGGTGGCGGGTTAGTCGGCGGCTTAGGAAAGATGACTGGTATTGCTGGTGGAGTTGGAGCTACTGTCGCAGGAGGCGCCGCGGCATACAGCGCTGGTAAAAATGGTTCAGGATTAAGTGTAGGAACCACATTAGCTACAACTCTTAGTGATGCTGTTTCAGGATTTTTAATTGGTGGTCCGTGGGGTGCTTTAGCAGGAGCTGGAGTTGGTCTGGCTACTTCTGTTGGTGGTTACTACGCTGGCAAATCAATGGCAGGCACAACCTCTGGACAAGCAAGCGGTGGAAACAGCCACGGAACTACTAGCTATGGCGGAGCTAATCTAATTGCAGGTGGTACGCCAGCTGGAGCTTCTTCTGTTATTAATATCGCTGCGTCTGTAATTGGAACACCGTATGCATGGGGCGGTGGCGGAGTTAACGGCCCTACTGTTGGCGTAAACCAAGGAGCAGACGTAGTGGGCTTTGACTGCTCATCTTTGGTTCAGTACGTATTTGCTAAACAGGGTATTAACCTTCCTCGCACTACCTACGGACAAGTAAAGTGCGGAAAGGCAATCATGCCTCGCAACGCTGCTCCTGGAGACCTACTCTTCTTTGGTAACCCACTAGCCCCAGACCATGTTGCTATCTATATTGGAAACGGTCGCATTATTCAAGCACCTCACAGCGGAGGACAGGTAGAAATAGCATCTGTAGATTTAGGAAGTGTTGCAGCTTGTCGTCGAGTTCTTTCTGGAGCAGCGGGAAGCATGGGTCTATCTACACTCTTTAGCTCTTCAACAATGAGCGACCTAGGACTTGGAAACCAAGCACTTGGCGGCGGAGGCGTATCAGCTGTTGCTGGTACAGGAGTTGGTTCTGGTGGAGGGGTTCTTACTTCAGTTGGTTCACATGGCCTTACCGCAGCTGCCTCAGCTACTAATGGCATGGCTACAACCTCTAGCGGTGGAATCACTATCAACGTCACGGTCCCCGCGTCGTCTAGCCCTAACGCAATAGCCCAAACCACAAAGACTGTAACTGCAGCCGTACAACAAGCTATGACTCAATCGAATGTGAGAACTAACTAATGGCAGCGATAAACATCAGCTGGACTGATGAAATCAAAAAGTACTACGCCAGTGGCTTGCATAGCCTTGCTCAAAAAGCAGCTCTCTCTGCGATAGTAAATAAGTACCAAGCTGACCTTGAGAAAGCTAATGAGAACGCCATTACCTTAAAAGCTATTACTGAAGGCAATATGTACGTTGATAACACGATTAACGGCCGCACCGTAGCTATTTCTAATACTAGCTATAACGCGGGGGACGGCGTTGATAGCACCCATATCGTAATTCCTTTTTACGCGTTTGCTCAAAACGCATTGGCATTCCACGGCCATAATGACATCAATAACTGGGTAAATTACGATGACCCGTTTGGCTATACCGTGCAGGTAGACGCCATACATCAGTCAGCTGGATATTACGTCAGCTTGTGGTGGGCCGCTACTCGTTTTTACAAAGACTATAACTTGGGAATTAACAACGTAGTGATTGCCTACTTTACGGCGTTAGGTAGCAAAGGAATTAATCCAGCTGCATGCCAAACAGCAATTGATAACTACGTAGCTCAGGGCAAGATAGTAGTTGCTAAGTACAATGACTACCTTAAAAAGTTTCAAGTAGCTGAGGATTACATTGACCCAGTTAAGGGAGCTTTATGGATTAACTACACAAACGAGCTTAGCAAGATTTTATTTTCAAAATCGTTACCTAGCTCAACTCTTAATGGAATGATTGGTGGAGCAGCTTCTGGCGGAGGGTCCACTACAAAAACTAAACCTGGCCCTAAACCAGTAGCTCCACCAACCCCAGACGTACCAACACCTTCGTATCCACCAACGGCGGAGTTTAACCTTCCCCCACACAACGCTAGTCTGCCTGTTCGCCCTCAAAAACTTGCTGGCGCGGCCATGGCTGATTACACCGTAGATGATACAAAGCGTCGTGGACGGTTTTGGTTTTACGCAGATAGTGGGCAGCAGTTTGCAAAAACGCTTACTGATGCAACAACGGCTAACGGTAAGACACAAGCGGCTAATGGTTCAAACTACGGATTCCAATTCTTGTGGAACCCTAGCGAGTACACTACTAGCGTAACGGTTAACCCTGACGTTACCCCTAGTTCTGGAATGTATTGGTCTACCGCACTTCCAGTATTTCCTAGTGGTGAAAACATGTCCGTTTCTATCATTCTGGACCGAGTAAATGACTTTGCTTCATTTGGACCACAGGCTCATTTACTAGGTTCAACTCTTGCTGCTTTAGGCGGTTCGGCTAACGCCTCTTCAGCGTTAACTAACGCTTTAAGCAATAGCTCTAGCTACTTGTTGTCCTTAGAAGCGGCCTTGACGCAGTTAACTGCACAGCAAGCTAACGATGCAGTAAACCAAAACTTATACGTAATTCTGGACGACCTACTAGCTAACTACGCAAATGCAGGCAGCAACCCATACGACAAGTTAACTGACCTGATGCGTAGAGGAACACTAGCTGACCTTGAGTATCTGTACAAGACTATTAACGGCCCTGACTGGGTGCGCCTTGACCAAAACACCTCTGACATTGGATTCTTGGCCATGACTCTTGTTGAGATTGAACTAGGTCCTACACGTTACCTGGGCTATCTCAATAACCTTAACATCACTCACAGCATGTTTACTGAGGAAATGATTCCTATTAGAACTCAAGTAGACCTGTCGTTTGTATTGATGGCGTCTGCTGCAGTTGCACAATCTAGCAAAGTACCAGGAGCCACATCGTGATAGATTTTAACTCTCGCTACTACTACTCAGATATCGACTACATCCAGCTTGTTGAGAATGGCGACAACAAAGCTATCGTGTTCTATGAGTTTGATGATATTGGAACTATTCAGTTTACTTATCATATCTACACCGAGGGCGAGCGCCTTGATGAGATAGCGGCTGCTTACTATCAGCGCCCTGGACTTTGGTGGGTTATTCCTGAGTACAACCCAGAAATATCGGACTTCTTAAATATTGCCCCTGGAACAAAGCTAAGAATGCCGCTCAATGTATAATTTTATTGACATCCAGTTTCCTGGGTCAGGCCTGCCATCAGTCCTGTCCTATAGAACTGTTTTTTACCAGTCTCGCTATCAGCACGAGCAGGTAACTATGTATGTTAAGAACTGGGGCATGGAGTACTCTCGCGTACAAAATGGCACGCCAATAAGCGTAACCATGAAGTCGCCAAACGGCTCCCGTGAGTTTCAAGGCTATGTTCACAGCGTTACCCCTGATATGTCGCCAGGTAAAAACTTCATTCAAATTACTGCCTTGGGAGCATCTTATGTAATGAAGCAGGCTAGCCAAAAGGTTTGGTCGCATGTAACCGCAGACCAAGTAGTCGCAGAGATTGCAAAGAAGTACGGCTTTGCATACCACGCAATGCCTCACCCACGTGTCTACGAAATTCTTAGCCAGCCAGGGCAGACGGACTGGGCATTCCTAGTACGACTTGCTCAACAGAGCGGCTACACTCTAAGAGCTGAAAACACTGCCCTTTACTTTGATGAGATGAGCAACGACTACAAGGCAAACATTGCTTCAGCCCGATACGCAATTCTTCGAGATGCTAACCATCCTCAAGGCATGAGCATGTTTAAGTTCACGCCTGAAATCACCGAGAACTCTGACCACTCAGGAGCAATGAAGGCTGCAACGGCTGTTGGTGGAGTTAGCTTGACAGATGGTTCAAGCCTTGTGCAGACAAACCAGAAACGACCAATTCCTAGTCGTTCAGTTGCTAAATCTGAGATGTTTGACCGATTCAACACCTCTGCAGTTATCTCAAACACAAATGTAGCTACAGCGGAAGCAATCGCAGCTGATGCGAGAGCTATGTACCCTTATCGCGGGCACGCCACTTTGCTAGGAGATGCAACCCTTCGACCCGACCTACCAATCTATCTAGATGGTTTAGGCAAGGAATATTCGGGCTACTGGACAATCTTGGGAACTGAGCACATCTTTGAAGAGCACATGTACACCACAGAGTTGTATGTAGGCACAGATTCACTGGGAGGAACAAATACTGGATTTGCAGGTACGCCTGTAAAAGCCCCATCCCTGGTGCCCCAGCGAACCATTACTCCTAATGTGGCTCAGACAAATAAAAAGCCTGTATCCAAATTGGTTACCAATACCAAGATGGTTAACAACAAGACTTCCTCTTTGGGCTTTGGCAAAACTAACAACCGCCCGCAACCTAAAGTTACGCGTACAGCAGCTTCCTCTTCTCCAAAGTGGCAAAGCCCAAGCGCAAACCTAAGAGCTGTACCTGCTAAAAACAATCTTTCAGCTGCAGCAGTAGCAAAGTTAAGGGGCGCAGGTGTCCGATAAATACTACGGCCTCTACCGAGGCATTTGTAAAAACAATCAAGCTCCTGATGGCAGCAACACTATTCAAGTTTCTATTCCTGCGCTTCTTGGAGACTCAGCAGTTACTGACTGGATTCCAGGATGCCTTCCTGTGGTTGTGGACTCAGAGCATGGAACCAACGGCGGCTTGAGCATTACGTCCTCAGGAAGCAGTGCCGCTAATACGGGTGCGGGAGGCTCGCCTTCTCACACCCACTCAATGGCACACACGCACACTGTCACATTAACCCCGCATGTAAAAGTGCCAGATATTGACCAAGTCGTCTGGATTATGTTTGAACAAGGCGACCCTAATTACCCTGTATGGATGGGAGTATACGCATGAGTGAAGCAGCTATCTCTTTGCCGTTTGGCATTGACGGTTCTGGCGGTATTGGCGCCTCTACCGACGAGAGCAAGATTTGGGAAGACCGAGTTCGCTTGGTTCTTTTGACAAGTGAAGGCGAAAGAGTAATGCGCCCTACCTTTGGCACCCAGATTCGTGCGTTGACCTTTGAAAGTAACTACTCAACCACAGCTGCAGCAGAAAAAGTAGTGGCTGGAGCGTTTACTCGTTGGCTACCCACTCTTAAGCTGAAGAGCGTCGTTGCACTTCCAGATGACGTTAACGGGGGTCTAATTATCCAAGTTAACTATAATTTACCTAGTGGGACTCCAGGCGTACTTACCACGACTACCCAGACCGCGACCTTTAACCGCTACGGCGACGTAGTTACACAATAGGAGTGTAAATGTCTAACAACTATGTACCACAGGTAGATTACACATCCCGTGACTATTCGGCTATTAGCGCTGACCTAAAGGCGCTTATTCCCAATTACCTACCAGCGTGGACTAACCGCGACCCTTCAGACTTTGGTATCACCCTTATTGAGCTCTTTGCATACATGGGCGACATGCTTTCGTACTACATTGACCGCTCAGCTAACGAGGCATTCCTTACCACTGCATCTCAGCGCCAGAGCGTTTTACAAATCGCTAATCTGCTCAATTACTATCCTAAGAACGTCCGCGCCGCCACTGTAACATTGACCCTAAGCAACAGCGGCTCTTCGGCAGTTGTAGTTCCTGAGAACACTCAGTTTGCTACCACAACTGTGGTTAACAGCCAAAACGCTCAAATTGTATTTGAGTCGCAAGTAGCTGTAACCGTTCCTGCGGCATCGGGCGGAGTTCCTGGAACTGTAACAGTGACATGCCTTGAAGGTTCAAGCGTCACCAACGAGCCAGTTCAAATCTCAGACGGCCTTTCAAATCAAATTTATCAGCTTACCCAAAGTCCCGCTATCGACGACTCAATTGCCGTCACAGTCGACGGCACGCCCTATACCCGCGTTGTTAACCTAATTGATGCTGCAGCAAACGATGCAGTTTATTCGGGAAGCGTTGATGCAAACGGTAACACATACATCCGTTTTGGCGATGGAATTAGCGGACGCGTTCCACCAGCAAACTCTGAAATTGTTTTTACCTACCGCGTAGGTAGCGGAGGAGCTGGTAACGTTGCAGCGGGGTCTATTACCAAGATTCTTAATCTTAACGCCTCTGGTATTACAGTTACACAACCTTCAGATGCTACTGGTGGTTCAGATGCCGAATCAACAGACTCAATCAAGACAAGCGCAAACGCTAATATTGCAACCCTTAACCGCATTGTGTCTTTAAAGGATTACATCAATAAGATTCAAGGAGGCGTAACTAACGCCGATAAAGTTAACGCTGTATCCAGTGTCTATACAAGCGTCACTCTTTATGTTGCTCAAAAAGGTGACCCAGGCGTCGACCCTAATACCGCAGCTTACACTTCAAACTTTGTTGCTCTTCAGCAAAACATCCAAAACTACGTTGTGGACCTAATACCACCAAATGTTTCTGTAACTGTTCTTCCAGCAACGTATGTACCTTTAGATGTTACGGTGACTATTACAATCCCAGACAAGGTGCGCCAGAGCACGGTAAAGACCGCGGCCACCTCAGCCATCAACAACCTGCTCACCTTTGATGCGGTTTTGTTTGGCGAAACTGTTAAAGTTGATGATATAAGAAACGCAATATATGGACTAAACAGTCAAACGACTCAAGTAACAAACCTCTCTGTAAGCACCTTAGTTCGTCACAACGGCTCTGGCGCTGCGGACGTGGTATGTGCTGCGGGTGAGCTACCTTCATCGGGAACCATCACGGTTAACATCACGGGCGGAATTACAGGTTAAGGATAGGCCATGACAGCATACTACCCAGGGAATATTGCTCCCTTTGACACCCACCACAACATCACTGAAATTATCGATGCCTCGCATCCTAATAAGATTCAGACTGAAGTCGTGGCTGTTGAGGCAACTCTCGGCGTTAACCCTAACCTTTCGGGCGCGTTTAACGGAACGTTGCCTAGCTCGTCAAGCACTACTAACCCCAACGTCAGTTCATACATTTATACAACTACGGGAACAACATTTAACACCGTTGCAGACCGTATTACCAACGTAGAGAACTTGGCTACAGTTGCTGCAGCGGGCGCGGGGGCTAACCTAGCTATTAACAACCAAACGGTTATCAATTTATTCGGCGGATACTAAAGGATACTAAGTGGCTACATATGGTGTTGACTATTACGGCAGAGCGTTTTACGGAAACGTAAGCCTTGCCGACTTTGACGCAACCCCATTTTCAGCCAGTTCAATCGGCTATGGAAAGATTTTTCTCACATGGGCTACACCTACAGGCGATTGGTCGGGCCTTCGTTTAGTAAGAAACGCTTACGGGTTTCCTCAAACTGCCGATGATGGTCAGGTATTGGTTGATGGTCTTTATGGCGTAACAGCCAACAGTTTTTACGACCCATCGCCTTATGGATTTGATGGAATGCTTCCTCAGGGCCAGTACTTTTATTATTCTATTTTTGTTAAACAAACCAACGTAGGAGTATGGGTTAGAGCTGGAAACGCTGCGGGCCTATCAGTAAAAGACTACGGAACTAGCAGCATGATGTACGGCTATCTGCCAGCTATTTACAAAATGCCTTCGCTGAACTCAGCTGTTGATAATGCCGAAAACTCACAGCTTAGAGCTTTTATTTCTATCTTTGGTTTTTATTACGACCTGTTCCGCACTGAAACTTCTAGCATCACTTCTCGCTACAATATTCAAAACGTAGCGGGTAACTTGATTCCAGCGCTCATGCAACAGTTTGGCTTAGAGTTTGAGCCAGAGCTTGGCATCAAGCGTGGACGCGCTCTTCTCTCTAACATAATTCACATCAATCAGTCCAAGGGCAGCCGCACAGGCATTGTGGACTACATCAAGGCCTTTACAGGTAACTCAGCCACGGTTGCCACTGGCAAAAACTTGATGCTAGATATTAATGATTCATCATTTGAACAAAGCATCGGCGGATGGACTGCCACCAATGCTACGTTAGCCCAGCATGTCCCAGCGACTATCACAACATGGTCAGTCAGAGGAACCACACTTACTGTAATCGTAAATAGTGCTTCATACCTTTCAGTAGGCAACTCCGTACTTATCTACGGCGGCACTGCCATTGACGGCGCTTACACAATTGCTACTTTAAGTGGTACAACCATTACTGCCACTATTGGCAGCGGCTTTGATGGATTGACGGGTACTGGTGGGCGCATATCTCGACACGCCCCTTACTACGAGGCTTCAAATCCATACGGCGTAGCTAACGCTCGAAACGCTACATTGAAGGTAACCCCAACATCTACAACTGCGATTGTGGCTAGCTGCGTACCCTCTTCTTCAAGCCCCATCCTTCATGGAATTCCAGTAACTGCAGGGTTCTCCTACACCTTGAGCTTGCGCGTATGGTCTGAGACGAATACCCGCACTGTTCAAGCCCAGATTTCTTGGTATGACCGCACAGGCACAATCATCGGCAGCCCGTCTACTTCATCTGGTACCACATCCAGCCTTACAGGGTGGACCTTGGTGTCAAAAAGTGACAACGCACCAGCGGGAGCCGTCTACGCTGTGCCACAATTTAAGATTGCCTCGCCGACTACCTCAGAGGCCCACTACTTTGACGCCGTACAGTTTGAGGCAGGCTCTTCTGCAACCTACTTCCAAGAGTCACGTCAGTTACAGGTTGTTGTTGCGGCTGACCGTGTTAACGAACTTATTAACCCTAACTTCGAAGCCTCTACAGCTGCGCCTTGGACAGTCACAGGCGCTACCTTAAACGTACAGGTAGACGAGTTCACGCCAAGCCCTTCTTCTAACGTCCCTGTTAGTAGCGGCGCGGGAGAAATGTACGCAACTGGTACAACGGCAGCTACCTTAACTTCAGCGACGACAACTGCTGACTACATGCCAATTCTTGCTGGAGACTCTTATACATTTAGTGGATACGTAAAAGTATCTGCTGACGGCAGTCCAACAGTTCTTGAGCAGTACACAGTGCAAATTGATTGGTACGACAATACCAACACTCTTATCAACAGCTCCTACAGCGGTTACTTTTCTGCTCCACTAGACCAATACGCTCGCTTCTCATTAACCGCAGCTTCACCAACCAGCGCTGCTACTGCAGTGGTCAAGCTCGTATGGCCAGCACCAACAGCTTCAGGAATAGGTCTGTTGATTGACTCTTTCATGTTTGAGCGTGCACCTTTTGCCGCAGACTACTTTGATGGAAACAATGGTTACGCCGATTTGGGCGACGTAGTGTGGGAGGGTACGGCTAATGGAAGCCGTAGCCACTATTACCGCAACCGCAACGCAACGGAAACCCGTTTGATTGCAACACTCCCTAACTATCTGACGCTGGGAACAAATTTTGCCATTTACTACGCTCAGCCGTAGTATTGCCTTATGGCTACCTTATTTCTAGTTTCAGGATTTACGGCGTTCTTCATCGCTGTCATTGAGCAGCTAATTCCACTACGTTCTATGAAAGCACTGCTATCTATCTTGTTTTCAGTAGGTGGGTGTTTGCTTATCTCGCATATGGACGTTCGAACGTTTGTTCTAACAACCGTGGCAGCGTCATTCTTTGGACCTACGCTAGCACTGGCGGCTGACAGGCTTTCTACCTTTAGACCTGCCCTAGTTCAGTCAATTCGCCCCAGAGAATAAGTCGGGTGTAGGATTGCCCTCTTCTTGAAAGGGAGGGCCCATGGCCGAACAAACTTATATAGTCGTCTCTGGTAACGGAGAGACAAGCCGTAACAACGTAGAAGCGCTGATTGGCGATTATGTCATGATGCTAAGACAAGAAAAGAAATCCCCCGTCATTGTGCTTGTTGGTCAGGGGCGTTTCACCCTGCCTCAAACTTGGTGTTCCCAATATGCCAAAGAGCTCGGCATAGACTGCATAGCCATCGCTAACATTAACCGTGCCGCAGAAAGTCTGACCCACTCATCGTTCGTATTGGCAGAAGACTCGTTTGACGAAGTAGCCAAGCTTGTACAAGGCTCAGAGGCATACGGCTTTCTGGTCTGGGAGGACGGGGACGAGGATTCGGCCCTTACCCTTGAGGCCCTGTCTAAGGTTGGCGTTAAGTGCTTTGACCTAACAAACGGGCTTTACGATATTGCGCCAAGTGGCGAAGCAAAGGCTGTGGAAGCCCCTACAGCCCCCGTACAGACAGAGGTTGTCACAGTCACCCCTCCAGAGGCCTTCATGCCCTCTAAAGACCGCGAGGCCACGATTCGCAGATTGACCAATGAGTTTGTAGAAGCCTTAATAAAGGCGCTGGATGCTTAGTCTTCGGGCTGCTGGGCTCTACGCCTACATCTGCCAAAACCCTGACGAGTCGCTTTCAGCTGTCTCCATCGCTAAACACTTCAAGGAGGGTGAGAAGGCAATTCGCGCTGCCCTTAATGAGCTTCGTGAAGCAGGATTAATCATAACTCGGACAATAAGGACATCCTCAGGACAGCTCATCAAGGTAACTGAGCTAGTAGCTGACTCCCAAAACCGAGCGGCGGAAAACGGCGGATACGTACAGCTGACTGAGCTCTATAGCCAGAACAGCCTAATAACCCAATTAGCTAGTTCTTCTAATAGAGTAAGAAGCTTTGCTAATACAAAAATGGAATTTTTGGAAGAAGAGACCTTCCAAGAGATTGGAGAAAAGATGGGCTACGACTTTTTTGGCTCAACCTCATCGCCAGACGACGACGCCCTCGCCGAACGCCGCAAGTTTGAAGCGGCTAAGCAAGCAGAGCTCCTTGAAGCAAAGGCTAAGTACCACGACGAGAAGTTAGAGCTTCGTGACCGTAAGCGTGCTAATCCGATTGACTGGACATCGTCAGATGTTGCCCGAGAGTTCGCCAACCAGTTGCACGAACGTTGGGACATCCCGCCATGGCAAGTCGGTAACACTCCGTTTGCCAAAGCTCTGTACACAGCTCGGGTTAGATTTGAAACCAACGGCGAGATAGAGCTACGGATGATTAAGAACTTCCTAGCTCAGCCAAACGTCAAGGACATGAAAGACCCTGACATGATGTGGAAGTACTTCATCAAATCTTTTAGCGCTTTGGCGCAGCGTGCTAAGCTAGAAATGCCTAACGCCGAGAAGGCTGCTAGGGTAGAAGAACTTGCAGCGAGACTGAACGCCTCGCTCTTCGAAGATTACGGAGACAACGACTGATGTACAAACAAGACGACCTCAAGATACGTCGCCGTACATGGCTAAAGCTTTCGGGCATTCCTGAGCATGCCGCTAACTCTGTAGGCTGGCTACTCTCTGACTGCATCGACCTAGATGAAGACACAGCTCGTTCTGTCAAGAGCTGGGTCAACCACGTCAAGAACCGTCGAGTCATCCGCGCCTCTGGTGAGAAGCTTTGCGGCAAGGGCGTCATGATTTTTGGTGACCCTGGTTTTGGCAAGACCACAGTTGCATCGGCGATGCTCCAAGAAATGATTACGTCGTTCATGATGGATTCATTTGATGCGCCAAACAGCGTCTTGGTTCGTCCTGTCTATTTTGCATCCTTCAACAACTTGATTAGCCTTAAGGGCGAGATTATTTCTAACGAAGCTCACGACTCTGATGAGAAGCTGTTTCAAGGGGTTATGGGCGATTGCAAGGATGACGCCTACAACATCCGCGTCTTGGTGATTGATGACATTGGTAAAGAGCACATGAGTCAAAGTGGATGGCAACGTAACCTACTCCACGATATCATCCGCTCTCGACATGGTCGCGGCTTACCAACAATCATTACAACGAACCTAAGTCCTGAAGATTGGGCAGACGTTTACGGAACTGCTACTGGAAGCTTTATTAACGAGGCGTTCTATCTTATCGGAGTCAAAAGTAAGGCGGGTGACCTAAGATTAAAGGCATGACACAGAAGCTGCTCCAAGTCTTTCTTAGCCCTAGCCAGACTTTAGGTATCTACGAAGTGACCATGGGAGAGTACGAGTCTTTAAAGTGCACCTGCGCCACTTTTACTTCTAAGGACACTTGCAAGCACACACGCTTTGTCGATGACCGCATCAAGTCAAACGGCGGAACTTACCCGTTAGAGATTTCTGACAGGGCAAAGATTGAAGACGCAGACTTGGCTCATACGTCCGAAGAAGCTTTCAGGAGTTTCATTATCAGATTTGGGAAGATAGAGGTTTACTAGAAATGCAAAAAGGGGACATAAGCAACGCGATGCCTAAGCGGTATCTCGTGCACATCAACACTATTCGTACAACCACTCCGTATGTAAAGAAAGTTCTAGGTATCATTCCTACCGTAAAGAAGGAACACGCCTACAACAACATGATATTGAGTCGTTTCTACCTCCATGCCAATAACATTGGCGACACCCTTGAGTTGTTTTCTACCGACGGTAAAACAGATGAGCTAGAAGCAACAATGGAATACCTAGACCGTGTGGGCACTAACCCATTTAGATACTTCACAGCATATGAGTCTGTTGACCACTTAGTTGCAGAACTTCCGTATCGTCCAGAGTTACGTGGAGTTGTAGATATTCCAGAACGGCTGTTACGGTACGGCTCTTGGGGCATGGCATACACAGACCTATTTGGAGGACCGCGTGACTAACGACACTCGCCTATTGCACAAAGCCCTCGCTAACCGCGACCTGTCGCCTCTGTTCTCACGTGGCGTTACTGACCTATGGTTTAAAGACGATGCCGACCGTCGCCTGTTTTCTTTTCTACGCCGCCACTTCTCGGAGTACGGCGAGTGTCCAAGTATTCAAGCGGTTCAGGATAACTTCCCTAACTTTGAGCTAGAGCCTGTAGAAGACAGCGTTGAGTACCTGCTGGACTACCTGATTAGCTCACGCCGTAAGAAAGCCACCCTTGGCATTATTGAGCGCTCGATGCAAATTATCGAAAAGGAAGACGACCATGAGGCTGTTCTTCTTGAGATGCAGAGTGGCGTGGCAAAGCTTGACGAAGAGGGCTTTTCATTTAGTACTGACCTAGACCTGACGGCTGACCCTGACGTTCGTTTTCAAGAGTACTTAAACCGTAAGAACCATCCAGACGGAATCCTTGGGTTCCCAACAGGCTTACCTACAATTGACTCAACCATTAGCGGCGTACAGAACGGGCAGTTCATTGTTATCGCTGCGTTGCCTAAGACGGGTAAATCAACCCTCCTTATGCAAATGGGTATCAACATGCACAACGCTGGTAACACCATCATGTTCCAAACCTTTGAGATGAGTTCCACCGAGCAGGCGTCTCGTTACGATGCTATGCGTTCTCGTCTTTCTCACCAACGGCTTATCACAGGTACGTTGACACCTGAGGAAGAGGCTCGCTACCGCACTAACTTGAACAACTTGAAGCGCTACAAGGGCTTTCACCTTGTTGACTCTAACGCTGGCATGACCGTAACTGGCGTTGCCAACAAGATTCAAACTCTGCAACCAGAGATTGTGATTATTGACGGTATCTACCTGATGATTGATGAGAATGGCGAAAAGCCTGGCTCACCACAAGCTATCACTAATATCACTCGTTCTCTTAAGCGCTTAGCGCAAAAGACTAATAAGCCAATCATTGTTTCAACGCAGTTCCTTGAGAGCAAGACTCGTGGCGGCAAAGCTGACATGTACTCAATTGGATACTCGTCCTCATTCGGTCAAGACGCTGACGTTGTACTTGGACTTGAAAAAGAAGACGACTCGGTTGACGAGCTTCGTACTCTAAAGATTATGGCTTCTCGTAACTCGGGACCTGCTAACGTCACACTTACGTGGGACTGGAACACAGGTATCTTCAAAGAGATGGACGAGACCGACCTATGATGATTAAAGACTTAGAAGACCTGCTCTCTGACTTAGGTATTGAGGTAACAGGTACTCGTGGCAATGAAGTTCAAGCCAAGTGTCCTGGGCATTTAGAGTTGACGGGAAAAGAAGACCGCAACCCTTCTTGGTCTATCAATGCTGACACTGGCGCACATATCTGTTTCTCCTGCGGCTTTAAAGGCGGCTTACAGTTCCTTGTTAACTACATGGGCGGAGTCGAGTACAACCCAGAGTCTAAGGAAGAGGGGAACAAGTATCTGCGTCGTGCTTACGAGCAGATGATGAAGTCTCTTAACCATGTTGAAGAAGAGCAGAAGTTTATAGATGAGTCCATGTTGGCTATCTATACAGCTCCCCCAGTCGAAGCTCTCAAAAGCCGTGGCATTCTTCCCATGGTGGCAGATATGTTCGGCATCCTGTGGGACCCACGCGTAGACAACTGGATTATCCCTATCCGCGACCCTAAGAGCCGAAAGCTCATGGGCTGGCAGGAGAAGGGCTATGCGACCCGCTTCTTTCGCAACCAACCTAACGGCGTGCAGAAGAGCCGTGCGCTCTTTGGATATTCTGAGTATCGGGGCGGCGACATGATTCTTGTTGAGTCACCTTTAGACGTAGCTCGATTGGCCTCTGTAGGGGTCTTTGGAGGCGTAGCAGCGTATGGAGCTATGGTTTCTAGAGACCAGCTCAGATTACTTGAATCATCCGAACGCCTAGTCATAGCGTTAGATAACGACGAGGCTGGCAGCAAGTCGTCAGAAAGCTTGTTTGATTGGGCAAAAGAGACTAGGATGAGCCCCTGGTTCTTCAATTACGATGGCATTGACGTTAAAGACGTAGGCGCTATGAGTAAGTCGGAAATTATGATGGGCTTAGAGAATGCTAGGCACATCCTTAGAGGAAAGCGTGAATGCCTATGGATGACGAGCGAATTAAAAAGGTCGCGCTAGCCCTAAGGCTTATCAGTGGACAGTGCCCACACACTAGCAAGTTCCGATTAAAGTCCGACTGCGTTACCTGTTTAGCAGAACGTGCCATACAAGAACTGGATGAGATGAAATGATTCTTGGACTTACTGGATTTGCTCAATCAGGCAAAGATACCGTTGCCAGTATTCTTATAGAGGAGTACGGGTTTCAACGTGTGGCGTTCGCCGACCCTATCCGTGAACTGCTGTACGAGATGAATCCCAAGATAACACTAGGGTATGACATCCACAGCACTTTACAGCTCTTGGTTGACCAAGATGGCTGGGAGTCAGCAAAGCAAAACCCTGACGTCCGCGCAATGCTTCAGAACTTAGGAGTAGGTGCTCGAAAGGTCTTTAGTGAGAACTTTTGGGTACAACAAGCGCTTCGCCGTATTCACTTTGAAGAAAACTGGGTCATTACTGACGTACGGTTTGAGAACGAGGCCAAGGCTATTAAGAAGTACGACAACTCCCAGATATGGCGCATCAAGCGCAACGGAGTTGGCCCTGTCAACGGACACATCTCTGAAAAAGAGATGGACGGCTATCCCGTCGACCAGATTTTTATGAACTCAGGCTCTATCGATGACCTACGTGATTTGGTAAAGAGCCGAATGGGTGCAGCATGACCTTTAAGGGAACTTTACTTCCTTACCAGCCTGAAGCGGTAGACCGTATGGTTGACCGTCAAAAGATGCTGGTTGCCTACGACCTTGGTTTAGGTAAGACAGTCCTGACCATCGCAGCTCTAGAACGCATGATGGATGAGGGGAAAATTACCGAGCCAGGCATTATCATTTGCTTATCCTCACTTAAATACCAGTGGGCTAATCAGATTGTGAAATTTACCGATGGTACTTCATACCCTTTGGTCATTGATGGAACGCCAAAGAAACGACAAGCCCAGTACGAGCAAGCTTACGATTGGGGACACTCCCTCGTTGACTACGTCATTCTCAACTATGAGCAAGTTGTTAATGACTGGGAGTACGTATCAAAACTCCCACGAGGATTTGTCGTCCTTGACGAAGCCACAGCCATCAAGTCATTCCGTTCAAAGCGTTCAAAAGCAGTCAAAAGACTAGGCAACGCTCCAGTCAAGTTTGCACTCACAGGCACGCCTATTGAAAATGGAAAGCCTGAAGAGCTGTACAGCATTATGCAATTTGTCGACAATGATGTACTCGGACGCTTTGACTTGTTTGACCAAACTTTTATCGTTCGTAACACATGGGGTGGCGTAGAACGCTACCGCAATCTACCGACACTACATGAGCGTATGAAGACTGCCAGTGTACGTAAAGCGCAGACTGATGCTGACGTGGCTCCTTTCTTGCCAGAGTCCATTCACCGTGAGCCTATTGAGATTTTCTTTGACCGTAAGTCTGCCAAGCTGTACGAGCGCATTAAGAACGACATCTTGATAGACCTAGATGAGGCTCAGCAACTATTTGGCGGCTCGTTTAACATTTTGGCTCATTACGGACATGAACAGCAGTGGGGTGGGGCTGCAGATGAGCTACGCGGAAAGCTGATGTCTAAGATTGGCGCCCTAAAGATGCTCTGCTCACATCCTGACTTAGTAACAGACAGCGCAATCAAGTTCCATCAAATGAGCGGCGAGGGCTCAGCGTACGCAGCCGAGTTGGTAGACGCTGGTTTGTTAGAGGGTATAACCAATTCCCCTAAGATGGACACGGTCATTGAGTACGTTACTAACCATCTAGATTTAAACCCTGATAACAAGGTAGTTATCTTTGCATCGTACGTCGGCATGCTGGAAAAGCTGGCGGATGCCCTTGGTTCTGAGCGTTGTAAGCTATACTCAGGCCAGTTAGATGCTAAAACCAAAGAGGAGAACAAAGTTGACTTTAATACAAATCCTGCTACTCGTGTCCTTATTTCTAGTGACGCGGGCGGTTACGGCGTGGATTTGCCAGCCGCTAATCTCCTCATTAACTACGACCTTCCGTGGTCGTCGGGCGGAGCAATCCAAAGAAACGGCCGAATAAAGAGAGCGTCCTCTACCTGGCCGACAATCGTTATTCAAGACGTCATCATGAAGAACTCCATAGAGCAACGCCAGCATGAGGCGTTGATGCAAAAATCATCTATTGCTAACGCTGTTATTGACGGTATTGGCATAGATGACCAAGGCGGGGTACCCATTACTCTTACCAGCCTTAATAAGTTCTTGCAATCCTCCAACGTATAAAGGGGTATAATAATCTAATGCCTAATGCACCTAAGACTCCGACTCGTACTATCCGAGTTCCTGACGACCTGTGGAAGGCCGTACAGAAGAAAGCCAAGTCCGAAGGCGTGACCGTCACCAGCGTTATCATCAAAGCGTTGGAAACCTATCTAGAGGATTTGACAGCCTCCAAATAAGTGCTAGAGTCTTCTTTGAACCTAAAGGGGGCTCACATGGACTTAACTCAAGTCAAAAATTACGTACTACAGGCATCTACTCTTAAAGCACAGATAGACGACCTGTCAAAGCTTCATAGCGAAATAAAGTCTCAGCTCACCGAAGCTATTGATGAATACGGTGAAACTGATGGCCGTGGACATGTCGTCCTAGAGCTAGAAGTAGAGGTAAACGGCATTCGTTCTATCTCTAAGCAACGTCGCGTTTCTACGTCTATTGATACAGACGCGGCTGAAAGCATTCTTACCAAGAAGGAGCTGTACGAGAAGTGCGTTCGTATGGAGCCTATGCTTGATGAAGACGCCATCATGGCGGCTTACTACAAGGGCGAATTAACAGAGGAGGACATCGATACTATGTTCCCTAAGAAAGTTTCCTACGCGTTCCTTATGAATAAGGGGTAAGTATGGAAAACGATGCCATCGACTCAGCGTTTGCTGGTCTGGATGTTTACTATCCAGGTAGCAAGCGTAAACGTCGTGACCTCGTAAAGCCTGAGCCAAAAGTTCAGGCGAGCTGGGATGCTAAGCCATACATCAAGACCTTACCTAGCGGTAAGGACATTGAGATGTTCACACTTGGCGCCTTAGCGGACGCGTTGGGTCGCCCTCTAATAACTATACGTGCATGGTTAAAAGAGGGTTACCTGCCTGCGTCGCCTTATCGGTTACCTACAAAGACCGATAAAAACGGGAAACAGCACAACGGTCGTCGGCTTTACACAAGGCCAATGATTGAAGAGGCTGTGAGAATCTTTACGAGCAGTGGCATTATTGCCATGAAACGTATAGACTGGTCTCAGCATAAAGCGGTCTCTAAAGAGATTGCCGATGCTTGGGACAAACTGATAGAAGACTAAAACATACTAACAAAGGAAAAATATGGCCATCAGCCGAGAAGCAGACAGCTACCTTGTTGACGATTCAAGCGTTGACGAGCGTCCAGCTCAAACAACATCAACACCAGCATCATCCATCGTGCAAGAAGGTTGGGGCGCTGCAGAAACAGCATCCGCACCTTCAGAAGGCTACCCAGTAGACTTCAAGCAGTCCGAAACCCCACAGGTCATTAAGTTCATTGACCCAGACGGTCCTTTTGCTGTTTACAAGTTGCACTTCCTACAGAACAAGCCAGGCAAGAAGTCATACATTTGCATTGGCGAAAAGTGCCCACTCTGCACAGTGCTTAAGCACCGTCCAGAGGACAAGAAGGCATTTTCCATCATCAACTTCAGCGCTCCTGAAGGTCCTACACGTCAGCAACTCGTTGCTACCCCACGTCTGTATAAGACCATTCATGCTGCTCACTTCTCCCCACAGGGTCCTCTAAACAAGAACTACTGGGCATTGAGCCGTACAGGTAAGATGCAGACAACCGTCTACCACATGAACTCCGTAAAGGCTCGTGACCTCAATGAGGATTGGAACCTTAACGAAGCAGATTGTGAAGCTGCAGTTACTACGTTCAAGCCATACGACCGTTCAACCATCAAGGAGAACTCATACCAAGAGCTTCTTGAAATTGCACAAGAGTTGGTAAACGAGTAATCAGATAATAGCTGTCCAGAGGCGTAGTTTTAACCCCTTTCTCTACGCCTCTGGGCCTTATTAAGGGGTAATACATGGGGCTTATTCTTACCAAAGAACAATTAGACGAGATGGTTGCGTACTATCTTACGCAAGACGCTTTTGCTTTTGACGTTGAAACTATGGGCGAGCATCGTGGCGATACTCCAATTAACGATGTCGTATGGATTTCATTTGCTACTTATGGTCGCGTGGATGTTATTCCTATGGGCCATCCAAACGGAGAGTTCTTACGCTTAGACCGACCACTAACAGGTCAAGGTCAAAAGCGTGTGGATGCAGGATTACCTGCTCGTGATTCCGATTACTCACGTAGTGATAAAAAAGCTATTAAGGTATTTACTCCGCCTCCTGAGCAGCTATTCCCTGCTGAGGTGTTCAAGGCGTTAGAGCCGCTGATGTTCAGCGAAACTATTCTTACTATCGGCCATAACCTAGCGTTCGACCTTACTTCCGTTGCCAAGTACTTCGGTGGTCGCGTACCTACTGGCCCTTACTTTGACACGATGATTGCATCATTCCTTTACGACACCCGCAACAAGGGCAAGTGCGGTCTTGCAGATTGCTTAAAACGTGAGCTTGGCTACGAGATGGTCAAGGGTGTAGGTAAAGAGATTGAAGCCCACTCGTTCATGGATACTTACAAGTACGCGGCACTAGATGCCAAGTACACATTCTTGCTGTGGAAGGCTGTACTTCCTAAGCTGGCTCAGGCTGGCGTAGAGAAGGTTATGAACCTAGAGATGGACGTCCTCTGGGTACTTTGCCACATGAAGCTGACAGGGGCTCCGATTGACGTTGCTACCTTAACAACCTTGCAGGTTACCTTGGAAGCCGAGCTTGAGTTTAAGCGTGCATCCATTTACAAAGAAGCGGGTAAGCAGTTCAACCTTAATTCCATTCCTGAGCGACAGGAAGTTTTGTACAAACCTAAGGCTGAGGGAGGCCGTGGTCTAAAGACCAAGGTTCTAACGCCTAAGGGACAGGAGCGCAGTGATAATGGTCAGGAGTTGGTCTACACAGACTACTCAACTAATGCCGAGGCGCTAAATGAGAACAAGCTCAAAGACCCACTATGCAAACTGCTCGTGGAGTACTCAGACCTTAACAAGTTGCTTACTACCTACGTAGTTCCCTACTTGGGCGGCGATGTGACTACAACTACGGGCGGAACATCCAAGACCGAGTATCGTGAGAGCTTGCTCATCAAGGGACGCATCCACTGCGACTTTGTACAGAACGGTGCTGAGACGGGCCGTTTCTCCAGCCGTAACCCTAACCTTCAGAACGTACCTAACCCTGCCACGGCGCACGGTAAGGCTATCCGTAACCTATTTGTCCCACCTGTCGGTCAGAAGTTGGTCGTAGCAGACTACTCGCAGATTGAACCTCGCATCATTGCTGACTTTTCCCAAGACCCAATTATGGTGAAGTCGTACCTAGATAAAGAAGATATCTACATGACTGTTGCCAAGACCATGGGCGTAGACCGCGCCGCTGGTAAGACTTTGGTTCTATCTATGGCGTACGGCGTGGGCCCCGACAAGATTGCCCGCAGTATTGGCTGTACCAACACAGAGGCAAAGAAGTTACTCAACAACTTTGCTGAGGAGTTTTCTGCCGTTGGTCTATATAAGCTTAAGGTGATTGGTGTTGCCCGTAAGAACAAGTACGTGACTACAGCTACAGGTCGCCGTCGATACCTCCCTGATATCCAGTCAGGTGACCGCGAGCGCCGTTCTTCAGCGGAACGTCAGGCGTTTAATACCGTTATTCAAGGTACAGCCGCTGATGTGATGAAGATAGCCATGGTACGGGCTCACGACAGGATTCCAGAAGGTGCTAAGATTCTACTAACCGTACACGATGAACTTGTGACGTCTTGCCCAGAGCATTTAGCTGAACAGACCGCCGAAGCCATCAGAGAAGCTATGGAAGGCGTAAAAATGCTAAAGACCATTCCATTAATTGCGGACGTAAAGATTGTTGACCGCTGGGGTGAGGCTAAATAATGAGTTGGAAGTTTTGGGGTCGGGACGAAGAGCCCGAAGTATTTATAGAGACTGTCAATATACCTATGACCACTATTGCTCGTTGGTATTTGTATGACATGGATGCCGAAGACCCAGAGAAAGTTGCTGCTGCCCTTAACTTAAACCCCATCAGTCCTGAGGGGGCAGAAAAAGAGGCGCAGGACAGCGTTGCTCGTATGACTAGAGTTCTGCCATTTGAAGAGTTTGTTGGCATTATGGCTGATGTAAACGCACAGGCTATTACGGCTATTCGCAATAAAGCGCTTCGCGGGTTAACCGCCTTGTCTGAAGACGACGAAGATTTAAGCGAAGACGAGCTAGAGATACTAAACGAGTTAGACGAAGCTACTTACGAGTTGTTTGCACAAGTCTCATATACTGCTATCCTAGCTACCTTATCAATAGGTTTTGAAACTGGACTATTCAGCCCAGGTACCGCATACGCACACGAGGTGATGAAAGATGAGTAACGCAAATTGGTGGGCTAAGCAACTGGGTACACAACCTGCTGCACGCCCCGCACAACCACAAGCTCCACAACAACAGCAAGCTTATCCGCCTACTACTCAACAACCTGCGTACATGCCGCCTGAGGTACAGCAACACACCCTTCCTGCAAGTGCAACAAGTGCATCACGTTGCCCTGGGTGCGGTAGCGGTAACTACGGCAGTGACGGTCAGACAAAGCCAAGATGCTATGATTGTGGGTATCCCATTCAACAGTCTGGTAGCGGCGTAGGTAAGGGCATTACTGGTGGTCCACAAGCATCAGGCCCCGCTACACCCGCTATTCAAGTACAGGCTGGCGGATGGAATCCAACAACTATCATCGGACACCTATAATGAAAACATCACCCGCCTTAGAAAAAGTACTAACAAAATATAAGAAGAAGCTTGGCGACGACATCATTGTCAAGGCTTCAGAGATTCGTGACGACTTCTCAGCTCGCATCACTAGCGGCTCCTTATCCTTGGATGTAATCCTTGGTGGAGGTTGGCCCGCTAACCAGTGGCATGAGATTGTCGGAGAAGAGAGCAACGGCAAGACCGCTATTGCACTCAAGACTATTGCTGCTAATCAAGCAAAGGACCCAGACTTTACAGCTGTGTGGGTAGCCGCCGAGCAGTGGGTACCTTCATACGCCATCATGTGCGGCGTAGATGTAACCCGACTACACGTTATTGCAACTAACATCCTAGAAGATGCGCTGGATGCGGTTTTAGAAATTACTGCTACCAAGGAAGTTGACTGCGTAGTTATTGACTCGCTCCCAGCCCTTGCCCCTGAGATTGAGGGCGAGAAGGAGATGAACGAGGCAACCGTAGGTCGTATTGCCTTGGCTATGAATAAGTTTTGGCGCAAGATGGGTACCGCTGGCTCACGTAGCATGCTTCACCCTGACCGCCCATTTGTAGGCATCATGATTAACCAGTGGCGCTCAAAGATTGGCGTCATGTATGGCGACCCACGCACTACCCCAGGCGGCCTAGGTAAGAACTATGCCTACTTCGTACGCCTTGAGATTAAGCGTGATGAGTGGATTGAAGAAGGCACGGGTCAGGAAAAGCACCGTGTCGGGCAGACCATCAAGCTTCGTACAGTAAAGAACAAGACCGCAGCCCCATCACAGACAGCTTTTGTCGACTTTTACTTTGCCGATTGCGAGAACTTTTTTGCTGGCGAGTACGACTCAGCTAAAGAGATTGTGGCGTTGGGCATCATCAATAAGGTCATCACTCGTGGTGGCGCTTACTACAGCTATGGCGACCGCAAGTGGTTAGGCGGCGATGCTATACTTAAGTCATTGAGGGAAGAAATTGACCTCAAAGAAGCACTGGAGAAAGACGTTCTACGCAGCGTCTTGGAGAGCTCTAAGTACGTCGCTGAGGCCTCAGTTGAGGACTAAGGGACAAAAGGAGTCTAGGAAACACGAGGACCGACTCGCAAAGAAGATTGACGGAAAGCGCAACGCTGGGAGCGGAGCTTTTTGGAGTCGGAAGGGTGACGTCCGTTCAGACGACCTGCTTATTGAGCATAAGTGGACGGGCAAATCCCAATTCACCGTCAAATCGGTGGAGTTGGAGAAGATTGTCAATGAAGCAATTCTAGACAGTCGGACACCTGTACTTGGTTTCCATCTTAACGGCAACAACTATGTAATGTTGACCGAAGACGATTACCTTGAGCTCCGCCACTACGTCCAGGAGCATAACCTTTGTACAAAGGAGACCCTATAGATAGATGGGAAAATCATGCCAAATGTATCGGCATGGACACAGAGATGTGGTTCCCACCTAGAGATAAAACAAAGTACAAGCCAATTGCAGATAAGGCCAAGGCTATATGTTTTGGCAAGGACGGTAAGCCCGAGTGCCCAGTGCGTAAGGAATGCCTACTATCAGCAATAGAGATTGATGAGCAGCACGGTATATTCGGCGGCATGAGTCACCGAGAGCGTAATGCACTTCAGCGCAAGGCAGAGAAGCACAATATGACCGTAGAAGCGTGGATTAATAAGAAGTAAGGGGACACCATGGCTCAAAAGCCAACAGGAGCACTAAAGCAGTTCTTAGATGTAGGTAAGAAAGATACTCGCGTATTAGGTCGCCTAGAGCGCCACTTCCTTGCCACACCTCGTAAGAACGACCGTCGTACCGACGTGCTCCATCCGTCTGAGATGGCAAAAGAGTCATGGTGCCACCGAGCTTCGTACTTTCAACTGCTAGGCGAGCCACCTGCCAAAGCAAAGCGCAAGATGACTATGCAGACCGATAACATATTTGAAGAAGGTCATGCTATCCACCACAAGTGGCAAAACAGATTTAAGGACATGGGTTCGTTGTACGGACTATGGGAATGCCAGCAGTGCGATGAGTCGTTCTGGGGATTTCCTACAGACCATAACGATAGCCCTGACATGCTGGTTTACAAGGAAGTGCCATTGGTATACGAGCAAATGCGTATCCATGGCCACGCCGATGGCTGGCTTGTAGGGTTTGACGACCCACTGCTACTAGAAATTAAATCAGTAGGAGAGGGCACCATTCGATGGGAAGACCCATCTATGCTGTACACCCATGACGGAGATTTTAAGAAGGTCTGGGCTGCCTTGGAATCACCATTCCAAAGCCACATCATGCAGGCACAGATTTACATGAAGTTGATTGAGCTAATCGGCTTTGACCAACCTGCCCCGCAGGAGGCGGTATTTATTTACGAATCCAAGCCTACGCAAGAATACAAAGAGTTTATTGTACCTAAGAGCGATTTTGGTATTACCCACATATTTGACGCAGCACAGATGATTGTCACAGCGGTTGACAACCTTACCCCACCTGCGTGTAATGTTAAGGGTCCAGAGTTATGCGCTAGTTGCAAGGAGTACAAGTGATTACATTAAACACAGGTGAGGCCAGCTCTAACGCGGTTTCCGAGTTGATTAAGCAGGGCTACGGCCCCGTCACCAAGTATGACGACACTATCCCTAGTATTCCTGACGACTTGACCGACATTGACGACCAAGAGCTGATGAAACTATTTCAGCATTTCGTTGAGTACAACAACTTCCTATTGCTACAGATTGCTTGCGCCCGCGCCGATGAAGAGGCCGCTGTAAAGGCTTACGAGCGATTTGAGGCCGAGTTATTGTTGCAGGCGGTAAAGGGTGAGACGGTGTCTCGTACCAAGGCTAAGGTCACTTCTAGCCCTGATGGTCAGGCATTGGACGACGCTGCTGCCGTATGCCGCAACTACCATTCCCTACTTAAGAGCTTGCAAGATGGGGTTAACGAGAGCACCAAGGTAATCAGCCGAGAACTGTCACGACGTACTGCGAACCCAGGATTTACGAGCCGTAAGTTCTAATGCCCATTAAAGTATTTGATGGTGGTTTGCGCGGTAACACGGTACACGTAGGAATAGACCAGTCCTACAGTGGCTTCGCCATAACCATGCTCAACCAGTCTGGGCACTACACCACCGTCTATAAGCCTGACTCCAGAGGCATACAGCGTTTAGCAGACCTGCGTACACATTTAATATCCAGTTTGATTGACTACAACATCCTAGACATAGCCATTGAGGGCTACGCCTTTGGTTCCCAGATGGCTAACATGCTGGGAGAGCTGGGCGGAATGGTTAAGTTAACCTTGCATGATTGGGGCATGTATCCCTTGATAGTTCCACCCACCAGCCTCAAGAAGTACGTGGCAGGTAAGGGCAACGGCGTAAGTAAAAGCCAGATGCTACTGCAGGTATACAAGAACTGGAACGTAGAGTTCACCGATGACAACGCCGCAGACTCGTATTCATTGGCTCGTGTCGTGTCCGCGTCGCATACATTTGCTTACCAAAAAGAGGTGTACGATAAGCTCCAAGACCCAAAGTTCAGGGAGCGGTAATGGACGAGCTATACCTGCCTAAGCCAAAGGATATTAACTTTGGCGAGCTTAGGCGGAAGGAGCAGACCAAGTACTACCAAGAACGGGTTAGAGAAGTAATCAGTGCCATCCTAGAATCTGATGACTTGCCTGAGAAATTCCGCCGTGCCTTGGAAATAATTGACGACTACACCTTCTACCTAGGAGACTAAATGACAGACGAAGACTTCAACCCAGAGGACTTAGACGAAGACCTGATTGACTGGGAAGATGATTGGGAAGACCTTGAGCCTTTTGATGAGGACGACTTTGACGATTTAGATGACGAAGAAGAAGACGAAGATGACGAATAGCAATGAGATAGAGTTTGAAATCTGGTTGCAAAACGGCATAGACCGTGGTTGGATATCAGAGCCATTTTGCTGTACTCATGACGGAGGTCCCCTTAGCGATGAGGAGTCCGCAGAGTTTGATGAGTTTGGCGAAGCCTGCATTGGTCACGTTAAGTTGCTACTGTGAGAGCAATACGTGAACTAAAGCCCGACTACACTGGCAACATGGACCACGCAGATGAGGTGCGACATGAATGCCAGTGTGGGTCGTTTGTCTGGAACTTAAAGGTCAGTTTCGATGACTATGAGATATCCAGTTATTTTATAGACATGGAGTGTGCCGTTTGCGGTAGTTTTGCCAAAGCCCCTACCCCTTTAGATAGGCTTGTTTAAGCTGACATATAACCAGCCTGTTGTAATACTTATTAGACCGTAGCACTACTCGTCTAATAAGAGGTAACCATGACTGAAGCAACACCTGTATCAGAAGACAACTTCCTCCGCGTTTCTGCGGGAAGTAACCCCCAAGCCGTAGCGTCAGCTATCGCCCACAGCATTTATGAAACCCGCAGTGCCAAGCTTCGTGCTGTAGGCGCTGGAGCAGTAAACCAAGCCGTTAAAGCTATTGCCATCGCCAGCGGATACACCGCTCCACGAGGTATTAGCCTTGTTTGCATCCCAGGATTTGCCAGTATTGAGAGCCATGACGGCACTATCTCAGCTATCGTCCTGACTGTAGAGGCGCGTTAAGCCATTATTTATAGGGATATTGCCCTATCGTTGTTTAACCCCCCTTTGCAAAGGACAATTATGAAGACAAACTCACTCAAGAACCCAGCGCCAATCGCGTCTGAGCATAAGCCAGACTTCGCTAACGCGTCTGCGCCAGCCCCTGAAATGGGCAAGCTCATGAAGAAGAAGGGTGTACAGGCTGCCGACCCTTCAATTAAGGACGCTGCAGTCCGTGGACACGGCAAGGCAACTTCAGGCGCTCGCTATGGAATTACTGTAAAGATGCCTGGTGGCGTAGCCCCAGAAGCAGGTTTGACACAGTCAAACGGCCGCATCATCCCATCAGCAGTAAACCGCTCACGTGCCAACTTCTCGTCAGGCATGGCTGAATAACACTAAGTAGTACAGAAGCCCCTCAGGTAACTGGGGGGCTTTTTGCTTTCCATAGAAGTACACCGATGTACACAGATTAAAACACGTTCGCAAATGTTACAAATGTCATAAAGATGTGTTAGGCTATGTATGTACCTGTTCATTACTAGAAGGAAACTACATGGACGCAAAAGTAAAAGCGGAGTTTGAAAGCCTCATTGGCTCAGGACGTCAGTGCCAGACAGCACGTTGGTTAGACAGCCTGCCAAAAGACGAAAGGTCGTTTTTTGAGGAGCATATGTTTACGGACAACGTACGACGCAAGGCACTATTTGAAAAGATACAGAAAGTATACAAAGTAACCTTCAGCATCAGCTCCCTGCGCCTTCACCTGTTGAAGGAATGCGGTTGCTACAAAACATTGGAAAAGAGCGAATGACATTATCTGCCGATATCCGCGAGGAGTTCATGCGTCTACTGACGACTGACGCCGAGCGACCCATTGACTTCCGACAGGTAGTACCAACTACCATGAAGGCGTCATTAAAGGAAAACAAGAAAAAGACTACTGACATGAAGGTAGCCTTACTTGTTCCCGATACCCAGTTCGGATTCCGAATTGATGAGAACGGCGTCGCTGACCCGTTTCACGACGAGCGGGCATTAGACGTGTACCGCCAAGTCATGACGTACGTTCAAGAGACCTACGGTATTGATAAGGTCGTTAACCTCGGAGATACGATTGACATGCCGTCAGTCAGCAAGCACCTCCAAGAGAGCGCGTTTCAGAACGCGTTTCAAGCATCCCTGCAGACAGGATATATATTTCTTGCAGAGCAGCGTGCACTTGCCCCAAATGCCGAAATAGTATTTCTAGAGGGCAACCATGATTGCCGTCTATATAAGTATTTGCTTAACAACGCTCCACAAGCCGCAATGTTAAAGCGGGCTGGGGATATTGACCGTTGGCCAGTAAATAGCCTCCCACACCTATTGCGTATGGACGAGCTAGATGTTATCTATGCCAGTGGCTATCCAGCAGGCGAGTACCGCATCGTGGGCGACCTTATTGCCAAGCATGGTGATATCGCTAAGTCCAATGGTTCAACCGCTAGCCAACACCTAAATAAGAACCATACTATTAGTACCGTCTTTGGACATACACACCGTATGGAGATTGCCTATCACACCAGTCATCATCCAGATGAACCCAAGCGCAGTGTTGCCTTTAGTCCAGGCTGCTTGTGCCGTGTAGATGGAGCTGTACCTAGCGTCAAGGGTGGAGTTACCCCAAACGAAAAGGCAGTCCAATACTGGGAAAACTGGCAGCAGGGATTGGGCGTTTGCTTTTACACAGAAGACGGTAGATTCGATATCAAACCTATCCATATCCTAGATGGTTGGGCCTTCTTTGAGGGAATTGAGTTTAGAGCTTCAAAGTAAGCTAGTTAAGAGTATCCTGTACTAATGCAGGATATTCAAACCAAAGAGTGCAAGTCATGTAATCAGCTGTTGCCCGTCGAGAAGTTTAAGTTTAGAAGCCAAGGCGGGCGACAAGCTGGTCAGCGTAACAGTATGTGTAACAGGTGCCTGTATGTTAGGTACACGCGGCCCAACGTAGAAAGAAAGATGGCCGCAATACACGCGTATCAAGTAGAGCACGGCTGCGCCGATTGCGGCTTCAATAAACATCCCGCAGCGCTTGAGTTCGACCATTTGCCAGGTACTAAAAAGCTTTTTAATATAGGCGAAGAAATCGGCAATAGAAGCGTAGAATCGTTATGGTCAGAGATAGCCAAGTGCGAAGTTGTTTGCGCCAATTGTCACGCTATCAGAACAGCTGAGCGAAGAGAGCGGGTTACGATAATAAATGCCTAGCACTCACCAAAATACCCAAAACCTAGGAGCCAGTGGTCTGTATGGTACATATACAAACTACGGCGGAGGCGGCCAACCTGTCGCCAGAGGTGAACTTGATTTCTTACGCTTAGGCGTAGGTCGTCAACCCTCTGCGGAGTATCCCTGACGGCTATTTAGGCACGATTCGTTCACGTCGTGATGACCGAGGCCGTCCATCAAGTACATCCGACACAATGTTGGATAGCCTTAAGCAACGAACAGGTCAGCGTTCCTACCAGCGTGGTGTTCACCGCGGTGAGCGCGTAGACCCAGGCGATTACTATTACCCATCATCACTGCAACCTGACCGTGGCATCAAGCGTCAGATGCGTGGAAAGCGCGATGGAAATGTTATTCGTACACGTAAGAACGTCGAAGACGTTACGCTTGTACCAGCACCACACTTACCTAACGATGGTAAGGCGGGCCCAACTGCTAAGAGCACATCACCAGGGATTATTAACAACCAGCGTGTAGACCAATTCGCACGCGTACGTCCAAACTGGAAGTAACGTGCCTAATACACCAGATGGCGTCTATGCACGCAAGCCTTGGGTAGCCGCACCGCAGGCAGCTTATCCCCCTCAAGAATACTTGGGGCCGTTTGCGTCTAATCAAGAGCGCTTATTAAGCCAAGCACTATCCTCACAAACCATGCCAGGCCCAGATTTACAGCAATGGGTACGTCCAAACATCCCTCAGATTGAGCTATTCCCAGAGAAATACGGGTATACCACCACAGAGATTGGTATTCGGGACATAATTGACTTACCTGGAAGAGGCCCAGTTCCACAGCGTGTTGAGTCTGATTACAGTCAAACACCAAATAGTACTGAGTCTAGTAGCAGAAACGATTTAGGATACGGAGTTTAACTTGGCCATTAACGACCCTGGCTTTTTTACAGACTCCACAGGCGATGGCATGGCTGCCGCTACTGACGTTCGTTTAGCTACTCAGAACGCAATGAAAGAAACAATGTACAACGGCTCAGGTTCATGCAAGAACTGCGGTTACACACTAACCCCCGTAGAAGCGTTGTATTCAGAACTTTGCCCTACATGCACCCGTCGTAAGGCAGTCCAACAAGTGAAAGGCAGAATGGCATGACCGTTCGCAAAGCAATGTCCGAGAACTCAGCCCTCCTTGAAGGCGCAACAGACGGCAAGTATCGCAAGCGTCGTCCAAATACAACAGTTGCCCCAGGAATGGGAGACCAGACTGTAGTTAAAGAGCGTGCAGGGTTGCACCCATACATGAATTACGGCTTCATCAACTCTGAAGAGCCTAACAAGGTTAATCCAGGAGAGTAACAATGAGAGACCGTGCTAAAGACCCCAAGCGTACTATTGCCGCTTATCAAGACAGTGTGGCAGCCCTAAGAAAAGCTACTGGATGGTACCACGTCGCCTCAGATTCACGTGGCGGCGTAATTGCAAAAGTTGGGTCAGGCCGTGTTGCATACACTGGAGAGCCCCACGTTACATCAGATGTTTACATGAGTGACGAGCGTCTTGGACCTTCAAAGTCTAGCCAACCCACAGCACAACCAGTTGCTGCAAGAAGTGCTGCAGAGCGTACCGCTGCAAAACGTATTGCTGCAAAGCCCGCAATTCGCAAAGTTGCAAAGCGTGCCGTAGGTACCAAAAACAACCAAGAGGGAGTTAAGTAATGGCCTATACATTTGGTAAGAAAGCAGAAGAGTTAGCTAAACGTAAGGCAGAAGCTAAGTCCCAGCGTGAAAGCGCTAAAACTGTTGAAGGTAAGACCACTGAGCCTAAGCCTGTTGTCCCAGCTGGCAATATCGAGCAAGTACCTTTTGCTAAGACAACTGCCAAAGCAAAGGGCGTATCATCACTTGGTAAGGCTATTAAGAAGGATACCAACTCACGCGTTGAGCGCATGATTGAAGAGTCACCAGACCCAGAGGCAGCACGCCGCGGAGTCCAAGCTGGCAATGAAATTGAAGAAGCCACTGTACTTAAAGGTGGTCGCAAAAACCCAATGTTCAAGAGCGCTAGCTTGACACAAGACCGCAAGAATTTTCCAAACCATGCAGACGAGATTCCTACTGGAGTACGCGCACCAAAGAGCGGCTCAGGTGTAGGTGGCGGACGTGCTGCTCGCGGAGGCAAAGCTGCTGCATCGGTAGAGCATATTTCAGAGAACGCTAACGCTGGCGTACGTTTTGCTAAAAATAAGCTGATTACTGAGGCTTACCGCAAGACCCAGAAATTTACAGCTCACATGGCAGGTTCAAGCTCACGAGATTTGAGCCATGCAAATGCCCTAAAACAGGACATCCACGACTCATTAGCAGGTGTGCCAGTAGCTGACCTTAAGGGTTTGCAGGTTCCTTGTATTGGTAATAACTGTAAGCGTACCGTACCAGCCGATTCCCACACTTTGCAGTGCGAAGGCGGGAATTGTGCCCCACATTCATCGACCACAGTCAATAACCTTGGACGTTCAAATGACAATGGAACCAGCAAAAAGCCTGTTCCAAACAACTTGAAGGTTCCAACTGGCCGCGGCGCTCCGTGGGGCGAGGCTACGTTCTAAAACCTGTTATACTATTTGTACTAACTAACTACTTATTAGGAGCAAAACTTGGCGGTAGACCTTAAAGCCCTTGCAGAAAAAGAAAAGGGTGAACAGCAGATTCGTTTGCTCGTTTGCCGTACTTGCAAGTCAATTGACGAACTTCCCGATTTTGATGGGCCAGAGGACTACGACACCGTACTTCAGGTAGCGGTAGAAAAGCACCAAAAGCCGCAGCCTCATATTGGCTTGCTTATTAAGTTCCCGCTTAAGTACTGGGCACGTCCAGACGTTAAGACCGAAGTGATGAAGCAAATCAGCGAAGGTTCGTCTGGCCTTGATGTATTCGGCACAGACTTCTACGCCACCAAGTCCACCTTCCACGAAGACGCGATGAAGTGTTACAACTTGCACCTACGACCATCTGTGTCATGTGGCGACTACAAATCAGATGCTAAAGAGCTTAAGCCTGGAACCGCTAATGAGCGTAAGGCTGAAGGCCTTAGCGAACATCGTGGCCCTAAGGTATACTTATGTGACTTCTGCCCCTACAAGATGATGGTTCAAAAGAAGGCTTTTGACCAGAAAGGTCTATACAAGTGACCAACGAAGATACTATTGAGACAGCGTTTGTTATCATGCGCCACAACGATGGCTCGTATTCAGCGACGACCGATATGTCCGCTTTGCCTGAAGCTCCCCGTAAGGCTAATATCTACGACATCAAGCAGGGCTGCGCTGAGATTATCGAAACTATCCAATTGCAGGCAGTTCGTAACGTTTTGTCATCTGTCGTTACACAAAATAACGCCTCGGATAGTGACAAAGTAAGCGAAGCCGTGAGACAATCGTTAGTAGAAAAAGGTCTATTGTAACGACAGGGGATGGACATGGCAGCCAGCAAGAAGAAAAAAGTAGAGCCCACTAGCGACACATACAACAAGCTAGAGGAGTACTGCATCTGGCTTAATGAGTTCTACACTTCGCTGCTTAGAGCTGGCTTCAAACACGACATTGCGCTAGCGATAATGCTCGATAAGGATTCGTTTCCTGACTGGGTACAGTTCGGCACCATCACCGACAAAGACGTATCTGACTATCTAGAAGATGAAGACGACTAATACACTATACTGACTAGATGGATTACTACGCAGCGTTGGCAAACATCGCTAGCCCTATTGAGCAGCAACCTGGCTCAACATCCTACTTTAGCCGTCCAAGTGACATACTAGACCCACGACTTATTAAAAATAACAGGGTCATCGGTCACGTGCGGTCGGCTATCCTATCTACCTTGTTTACATATCTTGGCAAGTCATTCCAAGACCCAGAAGCATGGTGCAACGTCTGGTTGGCTGGTTCAGGGGTGTCCTATCAGTGGGCAGCTGCTAGAGAGCCAGCAGACCTTGACTGCTTGATTGGCGTGGACTACATCAAGTTCCGCCAGTCAAATAGCAGGTACGTAGGACTTAGCGACCAAGAGATTGCGTCTATGCTAAACGAGGGATTTAGCCAAGAGTTAAACCCATCAACTGCACAGTTCATGGACGTATTTGAGCTTACATTTTACGTAAACGTACGTAGCAACATTACCGAGATTAAGCCTTACGCAGCCTATTCATTGACCGCAGATGACTGGACAGTTCAGCCTGTTATTGAAACCCCATACCGCTCTAAGGATTGGGAGACACGTTCCCAGCGAGACGAAGTTCTGACTAAGGGTATTCTGAACCGTTACCAAAAAGCATTGAACGATTTGAGCGCCGCTCAAAACGATGCGGCTAGAGTAAACGCAGAGTCAGCCCTACATTTAGCAGTTATGCAAGGTGCGGCATTGTTTGATGATATTCACGAAGGACGTAAATACGCCTTTAGTCCTGTAGGTCAGGGTTATATTGACTATGCTAACTACCGCTGGCAGGCAGGCAAGTCGTCTGGTATCGTGCCAGCACTAAAGAGGTTAAAAGAAGTTTCTAAGCAGTCAAAGCAAGAGTTCGCAGCGCAGACATATGGTGTAGAGTTGCCAGATGCAAGCGTGCTGATTCGTCGCGCTGCTACCCGCTAACTTTCTACATTACGGAGCATTACATGGCAATACTTCTATCTGTCGACGGCGTTCTCAGAAACCCACGCAACAACGCGCCGATTCGTGAAGGCTTGCATTTCTATAATCACCTTAATCAAACTAACAAGGTACTGTTGATTTGCGAAGACCGCGAAGTAACAGACAACTGGTTGCGCCAGCAGAAGCTACATAAGTACGACGACATCCTTGACCACAAGATGGTTCCACCTGGCGATGATATGTTCCTACGTATGGCGCAATACGTACGGGCGCAAGGCCCCGTAGACCTAGTAGTTACAGCTGACCTAGACATTGTCAAGGATTTGATTGAGGTCGGAATTACTGTTTTAGCATTTTGCCACCCGACCTATTTAGATTACAAGTTCCGTCCAGATGGCCGCGAAGGGCGTCAGACATGGCAAGAAATTACGGATGAGATTGACCGCCAGCAAGAGCTTCTTGCAAACGATGGTCGTCTATGAAGTTAATTTTTATGGGAGCGGAAGTTCCCAGCAACCGCACCATTTTGGAATCAGCGGGCGCTACATTTATGGGAGTCAGCTATTACCGATTGACTAAACGCGGGCTGCCCAAGAATAAGGCGTACCTGCTTGATAACTATTTTGACCCTAGCGCTGACATATTCGTCCACGCAGGATTGCCCCATGACACTCAGCTATCCCAAAGAGAGCTTGAGGAGTTCGCCGCAGATTACGAGGAGTTCGTGGTTGCCAACATTGACCGCATAACCCTATTTACAGAGTTCGACCACCCGACTTTAACTCAGGAGTTCATAGAGCTGCAGCGGAAGACCGTCTGGGCCTCTATGCCACCGAGCAAGTTTCTACCCGTCTGGCGGCCTGCTACGGGCTTTGAGGGGCTAGCTACGCTGGTTGATAACTACCTAGATATTGGTATTACGGGAGACGCGATTGAGGAGTATACCCAGCTTGCTCAGGCAACCCGTACATACAACCGCACCCATGGAACGCGTTTTCACGCTATATCCTGCGCTCGCCCTGACAACCTGCGCCAAGTAGAAGTCGCCACAACTAGCACAATGTCATGGCTATCCCCTATGATGCGCGGAGAGACTATAGTGTGGGATGGTCACCGAATCGTCCGTTATCCCAAGAAGATGAAAGACCAAGCCCGACCCCGCTATAAAGCGGCTTATGAAAAGGCTGGTTTAGATTACGACCTCATTATGGAGGACGACAACAAAGAGGTTTCTAAATTAGCAATATGGGCTTACCGACAGTTAGAGCAGAGGTTAAACAACATGGACATATCTAATAACAACGAAGATTCTAGTCTGGTTAGTTATGAGGAAACACCCCTGCCCGATGCTGATAAGAAGGGTGCTGGGATGCGGAAATTTGAGCCGCGAAATCCAGATGAAATGTCCAATTTGCCCGTCTTTGGATATGACCTAAAGACTGTTGTTGAGACGGATGAAGATGGCAATGATGTCATCAAAGATGTGCCTGTTGTACGTACTCAATCGTCCTCATTACGTCAATGCGATACCTGTTTTGTAGCTGCTAACTGCCCTGCTTTTAAGCCATCAAACGCCTGTGCCTTTAACTTGCCCGTTGAGGTAAAGACTAAAGAACAACTCAAGGCTTTGATTAACGCAATCATCGAAATGCAGGGTCAAAGAGTAGCTTTCATGCGATTTACAGAAGAAATGAACGGTGGATACGCAGACCCGAACGTGTCACAAGAAATTGACCGCCTGTTCAAACTTATCAAAACTACCAAGGAATTGGATGACTCCTCATCCTTTATTCGCATGACAGTAGAAGGTAAATCTGCGGGTGCAGGTGTGCTGTCAGCAATCTTTGGAGACAAGGCTCAAGCACTGCGTGAACTGCCCAACGGAGGGCTTACTGAGAACGAAACTACCCGAATAATCCAGCAAGCAACCGAGTAGTTTTATATCTAATAATAAGGGGGGTTTAATACAAGGACAAAGGCATTTGTAACAAGGTGTGTTTCAGTTAAACTATCAGACTCGCCTCACCACGGGGGCACGGACAAACAGAGGAAATAATGGCCTTAACATTTAAGTTGGCAGATGACTTTATCAACTCCTACAAGGGAAAGAAAGTACCTTGGGGCTATCAAGACGCGGCAGGTAATTCGGTGGGAGAGATTACTTTTCTTCGCACCTACTCCCGCCTAAAAGAGGATGGCACAAAGGAGACTTGGACGGATGTATGCGCCCGAGTCATCAACGGTATGTATTCCCTGCAAAAGGACTACTGCAAAACCAATCGCCTTCCGTGGAACGACTCAAAGGCTCAGGCTTCTGCTAAAGAAGCTTTCGACCGTATGTGGAATCTCAAGTGGACGCCGCCAGGCCGCGGCCTATGGATGATGGGTACTCCCCTCGTCAATGAGCAAAAGAACTCAGCCGCTTTGCAGAACTGCTCATTTGTATCCACCCTAGAGATGACTAAAAACAATCCTGCTAAGCCATTTGCTTTCCTCATGGAAGCATCCATGCTTGGCGTGGGCGTCGGCTTTGACGACAAGGGCGCAGACAAGGACTTTACAATCTATGCCCCAACCGAAGGAGATACTTATGTCATTCCCGACACCAGAGAAGGCTGGGTGGAGAGCACAACCGCCCTCATCAACAGTTACCTTAAGCCAGATACGAAAAGCCCTGTCTTTGACTACTCAGAAATCCGTCCAGCAGGTACTCCGATTAAGACCTTTGGAGGAACGGCAGCAGGGCACGAGCCACTCCTAAGACTTCATAAGGCGATAGTTAAGATGTTCTCTGGGCGTGAAGGTCAAAAGCTAACCAGAGTGGATATTGCAGACATTGGCAATCTCATGGGCGTCTGCGTAGTATCAGGCAACGTCCGTCGTTCAGCCGAGCTTCTCATGGGTCGTTTGGATGACCAAGACTTCCTCAATCTCAAAAACCCAAAAGTCTTTCCAGAGCGCAACTCTTACTCAGCTAAGAATCCAGGCTGGGGCTTCATGTCTAACAACTCGGTAGAAGTTACTGTGGGGCAAGACCTCTCTGGCATCGTCGAAGGCATTTCACGCAACGGTGAGCCAGGTGTTATCTGGATGGATATGACCCGCAAGTATGGTCGCTTGGCTGACCCTGTGAACAACAAGGACTGGCGTGCATCTGGCTACAATCCATGCGCCGAGCAATCATTGGAGTCCTTTGAGTGCTGCACATTGGTCGAGACGTATCTGAATCGTCATGAGTCACTCGAGGATTTTAAGCGCACGCTTAAGTTCGCCTATCTTTATGCCAAGACAGTTACTCTTATCCCTACCCATTGGGAGGAGACTAACGCAATCATGCAACGTAACCGCCGAATCGGTACATCCATGTCAGGCGTAGCAAACTTTGCCGACAATCACGGCCTACCCAAACTCCGTGAGTGGATGGGCGAGGGGTATGCAACGGTTCTCTCTTATGACAGAGGCTACTCAGAGTGGCTAGGTGTTCGTGAGTCTATTAAGACAACTACTATCAAGCCTAGTGGCACAGTCTCTATTCTTGCAGGAGAGTCGCCAGGCGTGCATTGGACGGTTGGGGGACAGTACTTCCTACGTGCTATCCGCTTTAGTAATAGTGACCCTATGTTGCCTCTGTTTAAGATGGCTAACTATCGCGTAGAGCCAGCGTCAGAATCTCCTGAAACTACCTCAGTAGTATTCTTTCCTGTTAAATCTCTTGCTCTCCGTTCAGAGAAAGATGTCTCTATCTACGAGAAGATGGCTCTCGCTGCTACGGCTCAACGGTATTGGTCGGACAACTCTGTGTCAGTAACCGTCTCTTTTAATCCAAAGACGGAGGCGTCTTCTATCGGTACGGCTCTTCATATGTACGACGGACAACTAAAGACCGTCTCGTTTCTACCTATGGATAACGGCTCTTACCCTCAAATGCCATACTCTCCCATCACAGCAGAGGAGTACGAGAGTTACACAATGACTCTATTCCCAATAGACTTGGTAGGAGTTTACGAAGGTATGGCTATGGACGCAATCGGTGAGGCTTACTGCACCACGGACGCGTGTGAGGTCAAGCTAATTAAGGACAACAAGTAACGACTCTCCGAATAAAAAAAGCCCCTAGCTTAATTGCTAGGGGCTTATTTATTACTTCTGCCTACTGTTGTATTTATCAAGGAGGGCTTGTAGTCGAGCACTCTCCTCAGGTGTTAATTGGTCTTTGATAAGTACCTTGTCCTCGTCACTCATCATCTTCTCCATAATCGTCCTCGTCGTCTCCGAATCCTGTAAAAGGTTCGGTAGCGCCCCAATCCTCATCGGGCACAATCGGGTCTTTCTCGAAACCCATTTTAACGAGTTGCCTTAACGTTGGGATTAGGGATTAGTTTGCAATATGTTGAGCCGTTAAACGCGTCTTGCCATAAGTGGTGAACACCGTGTTGGTCTACGCAGATATAGCCTGAAAGTTTGGGTTGGTTGGCTTGTGCTGACGGTGCGAATACGACACCTGCAACAACTACTAGGGCAGTTATTATTTTCATGCTTCCACCTTGTAGACAAGCTCTCCTGTAATGGATGTTGGCTTGCCATTTGCGTCTAGCTTGGTATCAGCAAACTTAATACTCTTGCGGGGAGTGTTCTCTACAACAATCTTTTTAGTCCAATTCTTAGCCACGCGAGCGTTAGCCCATGCGGTCACTTGATTAAAGACAGGCTTGTCAGAGCCGTCCTCTAGAATTGTAATCTCTAGAAGCCACGCGCCACCTTTTTCTAGTAGCAAGTTCTTTTCTAGATTTACCTTCATGGTCTGTCCGATTTTCTTTGCCATTGGTTATCTCTCTCTGTTAGAAGTCGCCCTCTTGGTGGCGCTTTTGTAGTTCCTCTAGTAGTTCAGGGATGGTGGATTCAGTTATGTTATCAGTATTGACACCCATAAGTCCAGCAGTTTCTTCGGCAAGGCTAGTTGCGCCTTCGTCTCCTATGAGTTCAGTAGTAACTGACCCCATAGTAATTGCGATAGCAAGCATATAAACAAGCCTGCTTTCTTTTCCGAATAGCGGGTCTATGACATCCTCGCAGCGGGTCTCTGCACGTTTTATTGCATTGGCAACCTGTATGGCGCTGATACTAATACTCATTTAGTTACCACCGCAGATTACGCAACGCTCGGTCGCAACGGTTTCTCCGTAGTGTGGGGTACGGTCGTCACAGTTGAGGCAATCTCTCATACTCCAACTCATTTAGTTATCTCCTAGTCGTTTCCGTAGGTCGTTGTCAATACCGCCCTTGTATCCTTGTGCCATGTTATCTCCTTATGAGTTGATGAATAGGTAGCGACCCGTGAGCCATTGGTTACTTGTAGGTGTGGTACTTGATATTAGTGCATTGTAGGTATCTGACCAACTAGACTTTCGGTTGGTAAGCCACCATGTTGCAACTGCTGGCGTAGCAAAAGACGTGCCTAGAGCAAATACACTAGCGCCTGTCAGCGTGGTTACATAGTAACGACCATTGGAATAGACGGTGGTTTGAGCGTTACCATTACTGTAAGTAGCAATAACAGGCTTAGCTTTAGAATCCCATGATATTCCTGACGTTCCAGCATTGGGGTTATCAGTTGCGCCCACCGAGATAGCGTTAGGGTCACACGCTGGACTATTCATACTCGTTCTATTATAGTCGTTGCCTGTCGCCACAACTGTCGCCACGTTCTCTGCTTTAAGCGTAGCAATATCAGCAGATAGACCGTCAGGCATGGAACACGCAGCAAATACGCCACCGACAGATATGCTAACAACGCCGATATTAAATCTCTCTTTATTGGCTATTACCCAATCCATAGCGTTCTTAATATCAACCTGCGAGTAGAGAAGCGGTAATCCTGTGGGACTAGCACCTGTAATTCGGATAGGTATTAGTTTGATAGTAGGGTTTTCTTTGACCATGACAGACAATACCTCCTCGCCGTGATTAAATACGGCAGAAGCATTGGCGGGTACATTTGCAGACCCCGCGCCTTCCATAGTCTGATTACCATTGAGGCAATACCCGAAGTGGAGAGTGCAATACTCAGCCACGATATTAGACTTATAGAGCGAATCATTAAATCCCATGTCTATAACAACTGCGCTCGGTGCGGTGTCTGCATGAGCAGGCGATACCAAGCTCATTGTTAGTATTAGAGCAAGTATTACTTTTTTCATTAGTCCTCAATCTCATCTGCGATATAGTTTGCCCATTTGAGCAGGTCATATTGGGTTTCTTGCATAGCCAACGAGCTTGCCATGTCCATAGCTTCGTCCTCGTTGTTAGCCTCAATCTCATAAGTAATTGAGTTGATGTTTACGGTAACTTCGTATTTAGGCATAATTAACTCCTTAGCATATCTCGAAGCCACCACAGGCTTCTAGAAACTCGGCAAATTGTTGTACGTTCTCTACGCTGAACGGGTAGTTTGCTTCCGCAGGGCTGGTAGTGCCCTCGCCATGACATGAGTTGCAACCCTTCTGCTTCCACTCTACGCCGTAGAGTCCGTCAGGTCGTTGTCCTGTACCTTCACAGATACGACAGGTTGGTCGTTCTATAAGACTAATAATTAGTTCTCTAGCAGTTGCGTATTCAGCAGTACGACCCGACTCAATCTCGGCTTTTAATACTTGGCTCAGTTGTAGCGCGTGAGCTTCACCGAAGCCGTCACCGTCGTTGGTATGACCGCTTATCTCTTTGCACTTGGGATACACCTCCTCGCAGTAATCCCATAGTGGTCGCCACCACCACACGTTGTTGCGGAAGTATTCGCCTGAATCATTGGCGGGCTTTGTGCCATAAACGTCCATGCCCATATTACAATCCCACTTTCTTACTTGTATAGTTAGCTTTATCGCCTAGTCGTCCATAATCCTTTTCTACCCACTCAACGGTCTGCATGATAGCTTCGTCATGCGACTCGGCTTTGACCGTATGGGAGATGTTTGCACTTACTATAACCTCGTATGTTGCCATGATATTCCACCTTTTTGTTTGGGTTGAGCCTCGCAAGGCTAAGGGAAGGTAGCCTTGCGAGAATCTATTGAGTTAGTGTCTAACTGATAACTGGTCTTTTACTACACGGCGAGCGACACCAACTAGGTCGGCTGGCTTTGCAACCGCCGTGAAGTGGGTCGCACCATGACCGAGGCGCTTAATCTCGTTGTCAAGGTACTGTCGCTTATCGTTCAGGTCTGTAATATGGTCGGTATAAATACTACCTAGATACACAATACAGACGACAACGCCTTCGTTCATAAGGGTCTTGACCAACAGGTCGTTGTCCTTCTCGTTGCCCCACGTACCGTCAGTTACAATAAAAAGTAACTTGGTAGGCTTTGCCGAGGCGCGGAATAGTCGGAGGCTGGTACGCAACCCCTCAATCGGGTCAGTACCGCCTGACGACTTGAGAGACTTATACTCATTTGGTTTAGCCTTCTCGTCACTCATATATACGTTGCGCGAGACATGGTTAAACGTCATGGCAGTTACGTTGGCGTTGATACGCTCTAGCCCACGCTTGATAGCCCACACCGCTTGGCTTGCTTGGTCAATCTGACCACCCATTGAGCCTGAACGGTCAAGCATAATAACTGACTCAATATCACAGTTATCGTTGCCTTGCGACCACTTATCGAACAGGCGAGGCAGGTCGTTAATACCTGCGTTCATGGTGCGTGGGATATTTAACTTACCGCTAGGGCGTTCCTTCTCCCACTCAGGGTCATTGTCCACGCGTAGGCGCTCTAACTCTGTACCGAACATATTAGAAGCGTGACGAAACGCGGGGTCAATATTAGAGTAGTAGGTGAACGCCGTATCCTTGCGGAGGTTATTGCCTACACCGTCACCGTTAATAGCCTTCATAACAGTTTTAGTCTCAGCCTTAACTTGTGGCAGTTTAGATATAGCTTCTGCACGCTCGTTGATAAGTGCGACAATATCGTCAAGCCCGCTAAAGTCTTTCTGCGGTACAACTACGTCAGGTGTATCTGAATCGCCAGCACCTTTACTAGGCTTGTCATTATCTTTATCCTTGTTGTCAGGCTTGTTATCACTTGGCTTGATAGGCTCGCTTTCGCCTTCGCCTTCACGTGCTTCGGCTTGGAGACGTGCCTGCTCTGAACCTTTGGCAGGACGACCGCCACGCATAACCTTACGACCACCGCAACCGCCGTTCTTTGGCGGGGTTGAGCCTACGTACTCATACATACGCATAATTAGCTCTTTAGCACGTTGGCTATCGTTAGGGAAGGCTAGAGTACGGTACTCGTCAATAATCTCAGCCACGGCTAACGCTTGCTCTACACCATACTTATCTACGTATAACTCCGCGATACGTTGGCGCAAGTCCATGTCAAGATGACGGCGACCGCGAGTGATATAGAAGGCATTAGGAATAGAATCAGGGTCTTTAGTATCTATGGCATAGGTACTGACGGCAGACTCTAGAAAGTAACGCGTACTAGGATACTTAGTAGTTAGCAGGGTTTCGATACGACCTTCCTCTAGCGTATTAAACGCGAGCTGATAGCGTGGAGTGACCATGCGCCCAAAATGGACGACATGGGTGGCTACCCACTTGCCGAGTTCGCTACCCGACCGTGGAGAGTAGAGAGCATGAGCGAGTTCGTGATAGTTCACGCCGTTCATAGCGACCACGCTCGTATCGTTGATATTGTCGAGCAACTTAGGGTTCATAGCAATAACAGAGCCGTTATTACTTGCAACCGAATCCATGTCACGGTTGGCAGGACTAATAACTACCTCAATATCTTGGTTAGCAAGAATCCTATCTGCCTTAGTATAGATATTAGCCACGCTATCGTATTGGGAGGCAAGGTCGGAGAGCGAATCCTGATAGATAGTATTCGCCTCCTCCTCTAAATCCCACTTGATACGGTAGTTAGTGCCCGTGTTCCAATACTCCGAGGTTGCCACGCTATCGGTAGGGTCAATACCCATGCTGATAAGGTGGTCGTTACGTACCTGCTCAACTAGGTCATGCCACTTAATAGGCTCATTATTATTTGACATTACGCGCTCACTTCGTCTGCGCTGGCAGAGGTCACGAAGGTCTTAACGCCGAGTTCGTCAGCGATACGAGACTTGTAGGTATCCATGACCAACTTAACTGCGCCACGTTCGCCTGACTTATCATCAAACCCATTTAGATAAGAATACATAGCGTAATCCAATCCAAGCGAATTGACGTTAGTAACGAAGCCAACGAGTGCGCGGGTAGAGATAGGCGTGTTAATTTCCTCAAGGTCGTAACGCTTACGAAGCGCCTCAGCCATTTCGAGGAGAGCCTTACTCTTAACTAGCTTAGTCTCAATAGTCTTGTCGTATGGAAACTCTAGGATATGACCCTTCATAAATCGGTCGTGCCATGCTTGGTTCATAGGGCGCGTGCCACGATAGTCGGGGTTCATGTCTGCAATAATAAGCAGGTCTTTATGAGCCTTGATAACTTCGCCACCATTGGCAAGCAACTGAATCTCACGGCGGTCGTCCAAAAGTCCAAACAGGACAGTTGTTACTCGCTCAGGGATAAAGTTCACTTCATTTAGGAGAAGCACACCACCGTTGCGTACCATGTCGGTAACTGCGCCGTCTTGCCACTTGTAGTGACCGTCTGCGGTAGGAATCCATTGACCAAACAGTTCAGAAGGTTCTAACCCATTATGACTAGATACGTTGTAGTAGCGGTGACCACGTGAGCCAGCGTAAGCAAGGGCGCACATAGTCTTACCCGAGCCAGCATGACCTTTGATAAGGACGTTCTGCTGGTTCTTAAACGCAACGTCTAGAATATCGAAATCTTTGACACCACTAACAGTTCGGTTAATATAAGTATCTGCCCATTTGCGGTCAGGTACGGTAGCCATAGCTAGGCTGATAGAAGGTGCGGATACAGTAACAGGCTCTTTAATAGCCTCAGTAATAACAGGCTCAGTAACAGAAGCAGAGGTGACCACCGTAGAAAAATCGGGGGTTGGAGACTCTGCTAATGGGCTAAGTACGATAGGAGAGTTACGGCGCTTATCGGCAATATAATCGTTAAGCGAGTTATCCCCAAGATAGAGACGGCGAGCCACGTTAGAGGCTAGTGTCTTGTGATTACCTGCGAACGAGAGTTCGGGTAATGGGTCACTCATAAGTGCCTTAGTAGCAATACCGCCGACCTGACCTTGGCTAATCATTTCGTAATCACGCAAGGTAAGGACAACTGCAATAGGGCTGGTTAGTGTTGTGGTAAGTGGCAAGACGTTAAAGTCTGTCTTGTGCCACGCTTGACCCGCACCGCGCTCGCCTGTAGCGATACGGTGATAGACAACGGCTTCGTTGCCGTCAGGTACAACGAGACTTTGCTCGCAAGCATTGTCTCCGCTAGTGATAAGTATTCCGAGCATAATATATGACTTCCCTTTCATATCTGAATAGGCGCTTTGCCTATTCGTAGTTACACCTACACCCACTCAACATATATAGCCTCCGATATATTCCCGCCTTCATAAAAAAAGTCGGGGTTGGCTATCTAAGTAGGTAGCAGATATAGAGAGAACAGTAATAGAGAGAGAGATAGAAGGATACTCAGGCGGTGCTCAGCTAACTCTCAGGAATCTCTCTCTGCTCTCTGGCTAGTTATTAGATACTCTCCAGCCACTTATCACCTAGTACCCAACCGAATAGCTGTTTAATCTGGTCGCTCTCCTACTCAGCCTATTAGCACTCTCCGACAGTAGCCGAAACTGCCATTTGGCTGGTTATTAGTTGCTAATTGGGCAGGTATTAGCTGTAGCTCATAGCTGGCTGGGCAGGAATTGTCAATTCAGCCTGTGCTCAGCTGGCTCTCAGGATTCTCTCAGCTTGACAGGCAGGCTTTCCTAGGGAACAAGTTCCTTATGCCTTAACCCAATGCCACAAATGTTTGGGTTGGGCATGGTTTCACGTGAAACAGGCATAAAAAAAGCCCCACCAGCACGTGGCTGGCAGGGCTTCTTCTCTATATCTAGCTACATACTAGATACTGATTGCTTCCAGAGCTCAAATAGCTCGCGCTCGCTCTTAGCTGGCTGGTTTTTGTTCTCCAGCAGGGCTTCGAGGTGCTTTAGCTCAGCTACGAGCTTGTTGATACGGTCTTGCTTCTTACGCAACTTAGCTGATTTGGACTTGGAGTGGTGGTTGATATCTAATCCAGCCTCTTTGCAGAAGCCTTCATAGAGCTTTAGGTATTCAGCGCGATAGGTTTTTGCCAATTCGCGCATAGCTTTCTGGCGACATACATTTACTGCGGTCGCTTTCTGACGTGGTGTGAGTGTTGTCATGCCTTTTCTTTCTCTAGTGTGGGTTTGGGTTGTGAATACATGGTGTAACGCCCCCGCTACACCATATATTCCGAACAGAACGGATGGGAAAGTACCCCTACTGTTCCTCAGTAAAACCTTTCGTTGCATCAACAATAGAGTCGTATTCCTCTATCTCCGCCAGCATGGACTCCTTGTCCCGTTCTGATAATAGCTCTGCTAGTAGTCTGACCTGTGACTTGTTGATAACATCCACAATGAATGTCATTACATTGTTCACAACGATACCTCGAGCCTCATCATCAAATGGGTGGTCGGTACATGATTCTAACCAGCCTATAAAGTCTGAAGCGTCATGCGCCACATCATACATAGTCTGTTTTAAGATGTCTGGCAGGGTAATTGGTGCAATTACCATGGGGTCTTGGGTAATCATTTGTACTCCTTCGTTACTTCATCTACTGGCAGACTCCATATGTCACACCAGCCTGCCTCTTTGGTCTTTAGGACAACTCGCCCACTCTCATAGGTTTCTACGAGATAGAAGCGTTCTCCCTCTTGGAATATATGTTGCCTTACCATTCTTTATCCTCCTGTCCGACGATGTCGTAGAAACCTGAACCTAGTTCTACGGTCTTTACTGTGGATATGAAACGTAGCCCGCAAGAATTGTCATACCAATCTCTTAACAGGTTAAACATTTCTTCTGGTGTAGAGTCCGTGGCTTTGATGAGTGGGTCGTAACCATACTCAGCCGTTTTCTCCATTTGCTCATCATCCATGAGGATGTAGATTTTGTGGCAGGTGTCCCACGCAATACCTGAGGCATTGTGCAGGGCGGTGCGAATTGCTTCGTCGTACTGACTTTTTACTTTGGTACTCACTTGCGGAACCCCCTTACATACCATGTCGTCCATTTTGGGCGCATGGTCTTGATGTCTATATAACGGACGGCTAGGTTGCCATTAGGCTTGGTATCAACTCTGATAACTAGCCCCTTATGATTATTGAGTTGTGTCTTGATGAGGCGCCCACGGCGCGGTAATGTTTGGGTTGGCATTACTCCTCCTCCTTCATAGCGTTTTACTAGCACTTGCTTTCCCTTTCTAGTCTGTGTGTATATCTTATGGGTATGGCTGATAACGAGCTTCTCAGCCCGTGCTCAGGTAGTTCTCAGGTTTGGGTCGAGTTATCCACAGGCTGGGGATAACCTGTGGATAACTCTTACCTAGTTAGTTATGCGAGAGCCTTGACGGCTGAGAGGATACGTGCCTTCTCGGCAGTAATCTGTGGGTCGAAGCCACTCGCAGCTGCCCAGACATTCTCGTTCGTACCCTTGCGGGCGAAGCGGTAATAATCTAAGCGCTCGGTGAGGGCTTGGAATGTTCCCCACGCAGTACCTTTGATATTGGTATTGGTAGGAGAGGTGTGGTACAGGTCGTTGAGAATGTTAATCTTATTTTCCCATTTAGTGACTGTGACCTTGGCTGAGCCAGACTCTGGCTTAGGATAGAGAGCCAAGATAATCTCATTAAACTTGGCGTCTGATACGGCGGTCTCGAACAAGGCGCGAGCCTCATTCTCGAAGGCGTCCATATGGTTGAAGGTGAGCCCTAGGACTCGGCGAGCTTCATCAACCCGTCCTGCAACCGTTGAGGTGTGGCGAACCTTAAAGCTCTGCTTAGAGCCTCGGAGCGCCATGTTGAGTGTGTTCTGGCACACAACTCTCACGGGTGTGATATTGGCTTGGATAGCAGCTGAACCGTCATGGCTCGTTGTTACTAGGAGATAAGTCTTAGTAACATCGTTAGCGCCGTCAGGGTCTAGGACAAACTCTCTCGGCACTACTAATGAGCCGAATACTACTTTGCCGTCCTTGATAGAGCCAGCGCTCTCCCATGAAGCACCGCCGTCGAGCACGCCGTCACCGAAGGAGAATAGCTCCTCGTTCTGGAATACCTTGTAACGGTCACCGACAACGGAGAGCACGTCGGTGCCACCGTCAAACGGATTGGTTCTAACAACCAGCTGGTTATTAGCGTGAGAGCGATAGCCCTCGGGTACGGGCAAGGATTCCAAACGGACATCCCATGCGTTGAGCTTGGCAGCTTCGAGCATATCTGCCGTGGTTACGTGCGCGTCCTCGTCGAATAGGACGTTAGCGAGGTTGTGCCACGCTGGTGCACCGCGGAGAGCGAATGCAACTTCGCCGTCCTGCATTTCTAGGTTGTGAGCCATGCTTTCCCTTTCATGTCGTATATAAGCGCGGTGTTGCGGTTATATGCGGTAACTCTTGGTTACAGGTGTAACTTTATAGGTGGTTAGGTATTAGTGCCTCTCAGGTGGTGCTCAGGTGATTCTCAGCTAATCAACACGCCCGAGCGCGTGGTAACTCTCTCTAGCAACTCAGCCTGTGCTCAGTTAATTCTCAGGAAACTTTAGGCTCAAGGGCTCGTTTGCCTATACCCATATGCCAAATGTTTGGGTTGGCCCACCCTCCCCATTTCTCTAACGGGGAATAGGAATAGCCCGCCACCTCGACATGTCAACGAGGCAACGGGCTATCTTTCCTAGCGAAGGAAATCTATTTGGCTGGGCAATTCATGTGAAAGTATTGGATGTACCGTGAAGCGGGGTCGGTTGTTACCTCACCGCAATCTTTGCAGTACCACATCATTACTTTCTTTATCGGGTTTTGCTCGTCCAGCATGGCTACTCCTTATCTCTGCAGTTGCAGGTGTTAAGTGGATAGAGACAATCTCCGCAAATCGGTTGTGCAAATACTTCCAGTACGTGGTTGAGCTCTTTAATAGCTCCCTCGTACCATTCTTCGTGTCCTTGACTCATGCCCGAGTAGACGGCTGTTTCCAGCCCGACTACTTGGTTCTCGATAAACTTGATGACTTCACTTGCGCTAGTCATGGCATATCCAGCCTTTCTTTATGTCAAAGCCAATCGTGTGAGATGGCTCACCTTTGGTGATTACCTTACCGCAGAGGCAAAGATACTGGTCTTCCTCGTCTGCAATCAGAGTGACATCGTCCACTTGTTCTTCCTTCCATGTCGTAACTACTTGGGCAATATATACGCCTTCGGGGCGTGTGACCGTAATCTTCGTGGTCTTGGTATGTGTTAGCGCCATGAGTAGCCTTCTAACACGCAGGTCGTGCCTTCAGGTGTCTTCTGGCACTTGCCGTAATGCGGGGTGAAGCAGGTTGCCATGATTACCGCGCCTATTACTAGGGCTAGTAGTGCTGTGAGAGCTTTCATTCTTCCTCCTCTTGGTGACAGGCGCAGGCACATGGTGACCATGTGTCGCCTCCCCATAGCCCATTGCATGAGCTATGTTCTACGAATACGCAGTTTGCGCTTACGCCGACGCCGTTCATTGGCACTCCCCACATTGTGGGTAGTAGTACTCGCCGTCATCTGTTGTCCATGAGCTCGTTACCTTGCCACATGAGACGCACTTGTTATTGTTCATTTTGTACCTTTCGCTAGGTTTGTTTGGGTCGGGCGACCCGCACAGCGGAGAGAGCGAACCCTCTCCGCCATACGCATCTACCGTCCGAAGTCGCTTTGCTGTCCACAATCAGGACAGATATAAGTGACCGCGTTCGCTTGTACTAGGTTCTTGACGTCTTCCTTGTCCTCTTCGCAGTGGTCGCAGAAGAAGTCGCCTACGCTCTCGTAGTCAATCATGCTCGTTCTCCTGTCCAGACGTAGTGGTTCTCGGATACTTTCTTGATGTTGGGGTTGCCCATCTCTACCTGAAGCGCCTTGATTTTGCGCTCTAGGGCGGTGAGCTTCTGAATCTCTTTCCAGAGGTAAGTCTTGCGGTTTGTCCATTGAGCGATAGCGTGCTCGCTGGCGCCGTTAGGGTCGAAGCCAATCATGTCTGATAAGTCAGAAACTAGGCGGTTAGCAGTTTGTGCGACAGAGGAGCGCAGAAGCGCGACCTCGTCGTG